AATCTCCTATTGAAAACATCCAAGTCCATTTATAAAACATAATATTTAGATATTTACCTTTTTGACCTATGGTGTAGGATACTCCAAAATTCCATCCGTTATGTTTCTTGCTTTTTATCATTTTATTAAAGAACTTATAGCAGCTTCTAATAGTTCTAATTCCTGTAGTATTATTTTTTTTTCATCATCCGAAACATCTATAGATATTTCTTCCATTGTAGGGATCACTTCTATCATTTTTTGTATTTGTTCCCTGGTTTCTATTATAGTGGAGACAACAGTATCTACTTTATACCTATGCACAAATTCCTTTATATTTAATGGCGATAGCTCGCCAACCTCACAATTTTTTGTTAACAAACTTACGATCAGACGTAAGTAAAGGTATGTGACACCTAAAAAAATTATTTAACTTTTAGACTTACCCCAACCCTGGCTGCTACTGTTTGTACAGTTTTAAGAGGTCGGTGCAAAATATTTGCAATACTTCTTCCTGTCATTTTCCCAGCATTTTTAACGATAAATTCAACAGATCCCGGGGTTAGTTTCTTCCCTGACTTAGTTGCCTTGCCGTTAACCGAGGATAGCCTCTTTGTCTTTGTACCCATTTCTTTCTTCCTTTTGTTGTTATCCAAGTCCAAGCTTACTCTTGGCTTTTTGAAAAGCTACTTCAATTTTTTTCTTATGCTCTTTCATCTCCCTAATAACCTCTAAGTAAGTTTTGTCATGCAATTCTGATCTAATAATTACTTCAGAAATATGGGCAATACTCAACCCGTCTGCCTCCCTGCTCATCAGGGCTTCACGCTGATTATCGGTAAGTTTGTTGCCAAACATATGTTCTGCTAACTTAACCCTCTCCTCTGCATCAGGTCCCATAAGTTCAAACATTTGGTCAAATCTTCCAGGTCTGTCTGCTAAAGACTTGAGTAGATTCTCAGGGGTGTTAGTGGTGGCGATAATGAATGTAGGAAGCCTAAAATTTACAGATGCTCCATCCAAAAGCTCAAGGAGGCTTGAATCAGCTGTTCGAGGTCCATGGTAGTCTTCTGCATTTCCACCGCCAATATCCTCCATAATAAAGAACATTCTGGTGCATTTATTAGAGAACTTACTTCCCGTAGCCAAAAACTTGCTGACTGCAGCCGATCCGATGTCCGATGTATCCCAAAATATCACCACAGTTCCTTCGTCTTCTTGAAGAAAGTCATTGCTAATCTTAGCAATTGTAGAGGACTTCCCCATTCCTGGTTGAGAATAGAGTAGAATGGATCTTTTAGGTTCTTTTTTGAATTTCTTGTAAACATCTAGTTTATCGAAAAAAATCCTTGCCTCTTTCTGAATCAAAGCACTATTAGTGGCTGTCTCTAATAAATTATGGATTTTAAGCTCAAGCTTTTTAAGTCTTAAAGACCCCCCAATATTTGCAATGGTCCAAATGCCTGGTTTAATTACAACCTTGCCTTTATTTTCATCCTCTTCGTCAACGTATTTATATTGAATGATGTGAGAGCTGGTCTGAACACAAAGGTCTGATTCAGGCAACTCCTTTACGACACCTTCGCTAATATCTACTAGCGATGTCGTTTTAATAATTTTAAATTTACCTGAATTGTCTTCCATAAAATCCTTTTACTTAAAATTTCTGATTCTTTTATTAAGACCTATCCTCGTGATAGTAAACCCTTCTTCTTCGTTTTGTGTATTAAAAATATCATAAAACTCTGCATGAAACAGGTATTTCTTTTTATTAATATCATAACAATTCTTTAAGAAACCAAAATTTTCTTGCTCATCCCCATCTTCGTACTGGTAGATAACATCTAGTTGTTTGTCTTTCATTTATTCCCAAAGGTTTTTGTCACTAAGCACGATTTTAGCAGGTTCCTCTACATGTGTCAACTCTTCAGCTTTCTCTAGAGAAATTTCAATTATTTCAATATCCTGTAGGGTTATTTTGGCATGGTCGTCAAAATTAAGCATTTTTCTAACTTCTTCCATTTTACTCTCCAAGTAATCCACCCTCGACAGGGCTATCTCTTTTAAATAAAAAAGTTCGACCAGCTTAAACTCTGCATCGGTTAATTTGTTGATTTTCTTAGATTCTAGGAATTCTTTAGTACAAGGGACGGATTTTGTCCAATTATGCTTGGACGAGGAGATGGTTAATTTGGCTGTTGCCGTAAGGTTTGTGAAAATACAATTTCTTTTATCTTCATTCATGACCTTATATTATCACAAAAATAAAAAAGCCACCCGAAGGTGGCTGTTTTAAATACTAATAAGTATTATTTTTTTATATTAATTGGCATGCGTTATCCTCTTGATATTAATATCAATTAATAGGAGTTTGTAACAAATATTATTTTACTATGGAAGACTTGACGCTCCAGCAGATTCGTCTTGATCTCCAGACTCATCGCTAAGAACCGTTCCAAGATAGCTAATATTAAATCTTGTAGTACCCTTTGCTTGCTGGTTTTCAGACCAGTTTGTAGGAACACAATTTTTAATAATTGCAATTGTTTTGCCTGATTGACGATCTTCCACTTCCAACTGGATAGATTCAAAATTTAACAAATCCTGCAGCTTAGGTGCTGCTGGTAGTATGTGAACACCTTGGTCAATGATTCTGAAACCAGAACAACTAGCCTGAACAGCTTCGTAAGAATTGATTGAAATTTCAGCTGGAGAGTAGCGACCCAATGTATGGATGGCTTCCGCTCCTACAGTCCCTCCATATTGGCAGGAATCAAACACTCCTACATATTGTCCGTTAACTTTTACTTTGGCTCGTGCGCCTGTCATTGTTACGCTCATTTTATTTCTCCTTATATCTTAAAGATTATGCCGATGCACTAGACTGAATCTGACTCAATTCAAGTTCAATAGGTATGAACAAGATTGCTGTTGCAAGTTTAGCTTCAAGTCTTACTTCTGCAATAGGTCCGTTGATAGAAACGCTAACGTTTTTATACCCCAAAGGAGCGTCATCAGAAGCCCCGATGATTTTAAGCTTTCTATATTCTTCCATTTTTTTAGAAATGAAAGCGATAATCCCTGCAGAGGTAATATCTGCAAGAGATTGACCTACAGCGAACTTTTCAAGAGATTCAGACAATTGAATCGCAAGAACATCAGCCATATAAACAGCTTGTAATGAGTTGTATACAAAATTTGTATCAAACCCGTAAGTAGTTTGGTCAACCACCCACTTATTACCAGCGGTTTCTTGTTGCATGAAGAATAACCCTGCATCAATTGCATCCTCAACGTCACCTGGATTACCAGAATCAAAACCAGCAGGGTCTTTGAAACTGATAACATTTGCAAACTTATTAGTCAAAGATTTATTGAATCCTGCAGATTGCATACCAGCTGCAACACAGGCCGCATGCCATGGTTGGTGCTCTACCCTAAGTAGTGCCACTCTGTTTCTCTTCATCTTAGGAGTTGACATCGCAAGAGCGTGAGATTTTACAAGAGCGTTAATAGCATCGATTGTATAAGTTGAAGCTGAGTCTGTTAAACCATCTGCAATATCTTCAGAAGCATCTCTAGAAAATAGAGGGATAACAAAATTAACCTTAACACCTTCTAATGAAGGAACAGCATTGGCAATGTCAGCAGCGGTTGTTGCACCCTTTGCACCACCAGCCAAGAACTGAGAAGCAGCCATTTCAGCTGGTAATCCTGCAGCAGCAGATGCTTCAAAATCAAGAACGGCACTTTCAGCAGCCTTAACTTTGAAATTATGAAGTGCTCTTTTAATTCTACCGGCTTCAAATCCGCCTGAAGTAGCAATTCCGATTGCAGCCACTTCATCCAACTTAAGAGGACTTAGGTTGTTAGAAGAAGAAACTGAAGATGCAGAATACCCTGCTTGAGAGTTGATAAACGCAGCAAGATCTGACATAGTTGTAAATTCGCTCAGAGCGATATTCAGGTTAGAACCAGACCCGCCCACTACTGTTGTCGTAAGATTTCCGCCAGAAATTGAAAGAGTGGCAGAAGTACCATCATATCCTACAGACATGGCTATTTGAGCCTCTACCATAAAGGATTCGTTAGTATTTGTATCTTGTCTATTGATAGCTAGTTGAATTTCTGGCTCTTGAGAAGAAACAGTAAGATCTTCATCGTGACCTAGAACTGCTAAATCACCAGGGGTTGAATCGATTAATTCAAATGATTTACCCGATCCCTTCCCATTGGCATCTGCATCAGCGTCAATAGAGAAAGCAATAGAAGTACTGGCAGGAACTGCTGAACAGCTCATCCCAGAAGGAAGAAGGGCATCGATCTCAGAAGCAAGAGCGGTAAGAGAAGCGTGAGTACCAGTACCTAGGGTAATTGCTACTTCTGCTCCACCATTTAGTCTTACTGAAAAAGAAAGACCATCAAAGTCTGTGGCAGTAAATGGAGCCAAGCTGTTTCCTGTGATTGAAGGAGCAACTTCAGCCTCTACTTGACTTACTTTAAAGTAATATTTGTTACCATCTGCTCCAAAGTTTTTATCAGAAAGAACACCAAAAACACCCGACGGTGAGGCACCCATGTCTGCTTCGGCTTTTGATCCACCATTGGTTTTAATGATGTACACTTTACCAATTGATCCTTGGATATTGGTGTCATTGCTTGGAGATATAAGAGCAGCCATAGCATCAACTATTGGTCCTCTTAGGTATTTTGCTCTTACTCTTGTTAATTGAGTAGCAGTAAAAAAGTTATCTTTAAGTGCATCTACTGTATAATCAGCACCGCCTTCGGCCTCTCCGATGATAACAATATCTCCAGTGCTAGAAATGCCTACTGGGGTTGACTTTACCGTTACGCTTGGGTAAGCACCAGGGATGTTGGTGTTTACGAAGCTAGTAGTTAATCTTTGTGCCATGGTTATTCTCCTTTATGTCAAAAAAATATATTATAATTTATATCCGAAATGTTCTACGCCCTTATCAAACAGCTCTTTTTTATCATGCTCAATTGTTTTAAGGTGTATCCAAATTACTTCTTCTAAAGATTTATTCAGATTAAGTTTCTTGTTTAATTTCAAGAAGTACTTTCTAAATTCTTCTCTGTTGTTGTCTTTGTTTTTTTTCTTGTTTGTTATCATATTTTTACCTATTAACTAAATTGTTTTTGCTGTTGCTCTAAACTAAGAGGTTCAGGTCTAAGTTTTGTAGAACCCTGATCAGCCGGTTTTATAGGATTAGCGCTTGGAGCAGTTTCAGTATTTGGAGTGGCTGGACTTGATTGTATAGCCTTTTGTTGCCTTCTTAATTCAGGGTTATATTTATTCCCCACCCCTTGAGCAAAATCATCTTTTGTAAAAGAATGAAAAGATGCTTCTTTCCCCGATTTAGGGTCGGTATATTTAAAAGTATCATGAAGTTTTGGGTTATATGTACCAGCGGCTATTTGTTGTTCTCTTCCTGCTCTTGCTGCTTTAAAAGCCTCTCCAAATGATTGAGGTTTTGCAGCGGCTTCTGTCGGAGCTTGAGCAGCTGGAGCTTGAGCAGCCGGAGCTTGTTTGACGACATCTCCTGATTGATCAATACCCATGTCCGAGTTTGGTCCTGCATTTTGTTTTGTTTTTGCTACTTGTCTATCCCTTGCAGCAGGAGATTGTGCATAATTCTGTTTCGCTTGTTGTTCAACAGCAGCATTTGAAGCTGAAGGATCTCCATAGGATTGTTGATATTGTTGTTCTGAAATTCCACCGATTGATTCAGGCAATAACGAACTTAGCTTTCCCATACCCCTCTCTACTGCATTAGATTTTTCTCCGTATTTATTTGTTTCGGTTGTATATTTATCAATTAAAGGATTGACAACATAATCACCTACTGCTCTACCACCTTCAAAAGCCCCGTATAATTGACCTGCTGGGCCTAATGCGGTTGCTGCACGAGCGGCACCTTGTCTTGCTAATTGCCCTGCGCCGGAAGCTCCAACTCTAGAAGCAAGATTACCTGCTCCTTGAGCAATTTGGCTTGGTGCATTTCTTACCCCTTGAGCTATTTGGTTTGGTGTTAAGTTTCCAGCTTTAGATGCTAAATTAGAAACTCTTTCACCCAATCTGCTTCCAACATCTTTCGCTCTTGTTTTTAATTTGCTTCCCAAAACTCTCGGAATTTCCTTAATTGGTCTATCTCTAAGAGATCCCCCTTGTAAAGGCAGGGGCAATTGTTGCTTCCTCAATTCCTGAATCTTTTGAATGTAAAACTTTTCTCTTTTCTTCATTTCTTTGTCTTCACATTCACACTTTTCAGCTTTATCTTCACATTTACATTCTTCTTCACTAGCAGCAAGTTTTTGTTGTTTTTTTTCTTTGTCTTGTTTTTCTTTTTTAATTCTTAAATTATGAGCCAATTCTCCTCTTTCAGCTGGAGTTATCATTCTTTTTTCATCTTTAGCATCTGCTATCATGTTGTCTAATAATTTAACACCAGTTTTTTTACCCTCTCTAGCATGTTGGACCAATTGATTTTGAAGTTTATCACTGGATTTTCTAGGTGAATCTTCATCTTTTTTTAAATTAATTGATTTAACCATCTTATACTCGATGGTGTGGCCGCAAGCCTCGGATTTTACTATTTTGTATTGAATATCATTATTGTCTATTTTCTTATTCATCTGTAGACCTTTTTCTAGGAGCATTTCTTTCTTGTTCATAAGGTAAATTCTTTTTTCTAAATTCCCGAGCGGGCTTTTTTCTCATATGAACAGTGCCCTCTTTTTCTCTTCTATTTTTTGCAGTTTCTCCATACCTAGAATCTAACTGGCCAGTTTCAGCATGTTTTTTTCTGGCTTCATTTTTTTCTTCTCTAACTCTTTTTTGGTTATCGGTTTGGCCTTTTAGGCTAGAAGTACCTGGTTTGGCTGTTACAGCGTTTCTTTCTTCTTGACTAATTGTTCTTGCTTTGCCTTTTTTGCTATGGAACACTTCTGTTCCTTTTCCTTCTTTAATTTTTTCTTCGTAGCTTTTATCCATTCCTTCTGGTTCTTTGCTTTCTTTCTCTTTTTTTTCTCTAGCAGCCTTGATACCTTCGTATTGACCTATATTACTTGTCTTTCTTTCAGAAGAAATAGACTGACCAAACCCTGCTTTTTTGAGGCGGAAGAAGGGGTTGAAGATGCTGTATTGCCTTTGATACCAGCGGCTATTGAAGATCCTAAGTTTGATCCTAGGGGTGCTCCTTGGGAGCCGAATTTCTTTAGTGTCTTATATTGCACAGTGTGCATACCTGATTCAGACTTTTTGAATTCAAACTTATCTTCCTCGTCTTCACTTTCTTCAGACTCATCTTCTTCAGACTCACTCTCATCTGAGTCGCCGTCGCTTAGAGGTTCGTCTTCCATTTCAGAATCTTCGCTTTCTGCTACAGGAGAGTTTTCCTTTTTTGACTCACTTTTTGATGCACTAGAGCTTCCTTCACCTTTTAATGAATCAGGACATTCAGCTTCGTCATTATTAGGCTCTTCACCAGCATCGATCTCGTGAGCAGTATTTTTAGATTTCTGAAGCATTTCTTCATGTTTTTTCAATGTATTATGAGCTTTCTCCAGAATCATTCTGGCTACTTCCTCCGCTGTAAACATTTTCTTTTCAGACATGGCAATCCCCTGATTTTATATATTAAAGATTAATTCTATACATGTTTTTAGATCAAATTATATCAACAAAATCAAATACTTATTAGCAATCCCATCTTTTTTAAATAGTTAAAATCCTGAAAAAGATTGCCAACCTTTGTGCTTCCCTTTTTTATATTGTGCTATTCTTCTTAATTGTCTATTCGATAGGTTATATTCCCTTGAAAAAGATCTGATATCGGACACCCTATATATCAAACCCTCCGGAGAAATTAAAGTATATTTTTTTCTTAATTTTTTTACTGTTTTTTCTATTTCTTCGCCAGTCTTCTTTCTGGTAAAACCCTTGTTTAGCCCTAATTTGGCTCTTTCTTGCTGTATTTTTTTCATGTTTTCAATCATTTCTTCTGTGATAACTCTTTCTGAATTGTATTTTTTGAGCCATTTTTTTTGATTTTCAGAACCTTTTTCCCCGTACATAGGGTTATTTTTGCCTGATAATCTTGAGCTTAGAAGCTTTCTTGTGGATTCACTGATTGTTTTTTTATTCCCACCTATCCTAAGATTGTACCCGTTTGGAGATAAAGAATTTAGTTTATGAATCCATAGCCATTCTTTGTAGTTTAGTTCGGTTTCGTTTGTAGCCCAATCTATTACCTCAATTTTAAAATTATCAGACCCATGTTTAGCTATCGAGGTATGTAAATATCTGCATATTTTTCTATTACTATTTCCACCCACATATCTGGTTTGACAAATATGTTGCTTCCATCTTTGTTCTAGAGTTTTAACGGTTTGTCCTATATAAATTTTATTGTTAATTAAATTTGTTATTTTATAAATTAACATTTCCAGCGTTTCCTTGCTTTGCAAGCCCTTTTTTCAGGGTCTTTTTTGCAATCTATATTATGCATATCTATTTGGCCCTTATTTCTTGCGCAAAAAGACTTTTTTCTTTTACCACCTTCTGGTTGAGGTCTTTTTAAGTTAGATCCAGTGGCTTTATTATATGCCCTTCTGCCTTTTTCGGTCAAGCCTCCTTTGTCGGATTTATGGTCTGCCTTAAGATTAAAATGTTCTTTTTTATCAATTTTAGACGGTTTTTCTTTTTCTTCTTTTTTAATAGGTTGACAAGATCCTTCGGAATAGGCTTTTTTCCCTGGGGTTGGCTCATATCCTTCCCAGCATCTTTTTTCCATTTTAGACTTACAAGCCTTTGAAATTATGTCCAAATTCTTCATAAGCTCGCTAACTATTTCTTCGCTTTTTTTGACATCTTGACCGGCTTTTACTTCATTACATATAGCAAAAGCACTCTCTTTATCGTGTCCCTTAGCCTTAACCTTTTTAACACATCTTTCATGTGTTTCAGGATCTGCTTCTTCCGGAACTCCTTGTTTTTTCTGCATTTTAGATTTATTTAAAGCACCAACTCTCCCTTTAGGGATGTTGTCAGGACTGACTTCTGCTGTTGTATTTGAATCTAAAACATCTTCTACGGCATCTTTTTTATGCTTGAGCCTGTTGACGTTTTTATAAAGAGATTTTAACAACGAATCAGCTTTTTCTTTTAAATAATTATCCATATTTACCTCTAAATAAAGATTTATTCTGGATCAGTTTTAGATGTCCATATTTCTTCTTCAGGATCAATAATATCAGGTACTTGACCGCCGTCTTTGTTTATCATAACTAAACCTGCGTCTATACCTTCTATAATGTTAATTGTTTCTATTATACGTTTCGGGGCTTTAATCCAAGTATTTTCTACCTGTCCGGTTAGAGTTATAAATCTACTATACACATTTTCTCCAAACCCTTGAAACGCATCATTTCTAATCATGTCCGTAGTTGTAAGATTTGATATTTGAAAATTTCTGCTTTCTATTAACCCTTCTCTATATCTTAGTAATCCATACATCATTATGGAATAAAGCCATAAAAGAGCATTGGGATCTCCATGAACGTGACATCCTATAGAAATGTTTTCTTGAAAAGTTGCAACCTCTCTCCTTGCCTTGTATATCCTGTATTCAGGAATTATTGCAATTACATCAAAATTTATGGCAGTGCCTGGGGTAATAAAAAACCCATTATTACTTTTTGAAGTAATAAGAAAACCCGCACCTGTCTGAGGGTTTATAACCGCCATATTTGGCTGAATTATTATCAAATCAACAGAACTAGGAACTTCAAAAAATCCGGTTGCTTGATCATAAGAAGTATAATAAAAAGGGGCTATAATGTATGGGACCACCTTACCAATCTGAGTGGGATTTAAAGTTTCTACTAAATGAGTCATATCCGCCATCCTGGCCAGACTTCTGTCTTCCATGTTTGTGCCAATTGCAATCGTCACGCATGGCATTTTTTCGAGATCCATTCTGTGCGGCAAAAAAACCGATATTTCGTTATCGGTAATCCATTTTTTTGCATTTTCTATTTCTTTTTGACCATAGATACCAGAAAGCATTGGATCTGTAATAAAATCCGATAAAATATCGTCCAACAGCCACGGGTTCTGTCTGACATCTCTTAGGATTAACTCTATAACTCGTCTAAAAAAGACATCACCTTGCCATATTGACATTATTTGCCTTCATATTTTGCCTTAATTGCCGGAAACAATTCATTTTGCCATAATTGTTCTGACCATTTAAGAGCTTTTTCCAATATATTTGTAGGAGGGGTTCCCGGATGAATCCATTTCCCTGTTCCTTTATGTTTTTCCGATATAACCCTAAATGCTGTTATGCTTTTTTCAATCTTTCCTGTTTTAGGATTTTTACCTTGAAAAACACTTACTCTAGATATATTATCAGAAATTTGCTTTTTGTCTCTTAAATCTTTAATATCAAAAGAATGTATTTTACCGATTCGAGGACTTCCTTTATTATCCAATTCTAAATTATTTTTACCTGTTCTGACACCTTTTTTTTGCAAAAAAGACTTTATTTCAGGCACAAGATTTTCACCAGCCGAAGGAGTCTGGGCAGATCCTTTGCTCTCCTTTAGTGGTATAACTTTGTATCTAGACCCGTCTTTTGCTTTTTTCCCATTTTTAAGAAGATCTTCCATAAATCCGGATTTTCTTCCTTTTTCCATCCAAAGCGCTTTTTGATCTAATTCTATAATGACCATATCCTCTGATACCTGCTCTATTTTTAACGCAGTTTTATACATAGAGGCCAACTTGGGCGGAAAATGTTGTTCAGCAAGTTCTTCGGCTTTTTTTAATGCACCAGATCCCATAGTTTTAACAGCAAGCCTAAGGTCTTCTGTGATGTTGTTTTTTATTGCACTAACATCCTCTTCTATGCTTCCCTGAACTTGTACGTCAATATACAAAATCATGCAGGTCCTAATGGAGGGAGTTTGTTTTTAGTACCCCTTACTGGGCTTTGTCCAGGAGGAGCTGTCGGATCTCCGTTATTATCTAAAGCCAACCCTCTGGATGCATCGATCCATTTTGCCTTGCCTGTTTCACGGTCTGTGTCTTTTATTTTATATCCCTTAACAGTCCCTTCGGCATGGTGTGGTTTAGGAATATGCTTTGTGGTTTGTTTGGTCGGTAGTCCACCACTTCTCTTATCTAACGACCCTAGTTCTTTTTTCTTTTCTTCTCCAAAAAATTCTTTAATTTTTCAGATTTTTGAATAGCAGGCCCTTTTTCAGCGTTTTTGCCTCTGCAGTTTAGTTTTTTCCTTGCAACACACATAGGAGAATCTTTATCCTCGTTTGCTCGGCAATCATTCCCTGCATTCTTCATTTTTTGATTAGAAGAAGCGCAAAAAGAAGCTGCTTCAACTTTTTTAGGTTTTGGCGGCTTTTTTTTCTTATCTTTAAATGACTTTTTTTTAGAATCAGATGCTTTACTTTTAAGCTTCTTTAGCTTTTCTTTCATTTTTAAAAACATCTGTTTTTTGTCTTCTTTTTTTCTCATTTCCAGAAGACTTTTTGCATTATTAATTTTGCTTATGAGATTGTAAAAATTTTCACTTTTTTCAAACCCCTGCTCTTCATCATCAGAAATTTGAAAATCAGCAGGATTCATTTCTTCATCATCAGAGACTTCAAAATCAGCAGGATTCATCTCCTCATCGGCTTGAGGCTCTTCGCTCAAGCTATCTCCATACCCACCATAGCCAAGTTCTTTTGCCATTTCTATCATAGATTGTAAAGAAACTACAAGAGCATTATAAAGATCTGGGTTTTGAGAAGCAAGAGCAGATAGCATTTCTTTATTCTGTTTGAATATTTGTAAACTATCAAAAATAGCTTGTTTTAAAGATTCATCAGTGATCTCTTCTTCAGCATCCATTGACTCTTCGTCTTCCATGCCTTCCATATCTTCAGCATCTATATCTTCTTCATCAGACATTTCTGAAGCTATTGAATCAGATAATTCATCTTCATCTTCCATATTTTCTTCATCCATATCTTCCTCGTCCATATCTTCCTCGTCGGATTCGTCGGACTCTTCTTCTAAATATTCATCAGAAAAATCCCCTTCATCGCTGTATTCGTCTTCTTCTTGAGCATCTGCTGCCATTGCTTCTTCGTGCTCTATATCACCATCTTCATCCAGATCGTCTTCTGGATTTATTTCACCATGTTCTTCCTGATCATCTGGACGACCGTCAACATCTAAATCTTCCTGATCAGTTACAGACTCTTCTTCATCGGATTCTTCGTCCTCTGCATCTAGGTCTTCGTCTGACTCTTCCATTAAATCCAAGCTTTCTTCCTCAGATTCCATGTCTTCGTCGGATTCTTCCTCATCAGACTCTTCCTCATCAGACTCTTCCTCATCAGACTCTTCCTCATCAGACTCTTCTTCAGATTCCATATCTTCTTCAGATTCCATATCTTCTTCAGATTCTTCATCCTCTTTCTCGAATTTAGGTTTGTCGCTTTCCATTTCTTTTAATTTTGAATAATATTCAGAATCTTCTGTGAGATGATCCAAGGCAATCTCTTCAGCCTCCCCTTCGTCATCAGTATGTTCTTTTTCTACTACAAGACCAACTTTTAATTGACCTGGTTTAACATCTGATTCTTCAGTTTCATCACCGACTCCGCCCTTCAGTTTTTGATCAGAAGGTTCTTTTTCTAGATTCCCTGTGATGGATTGCTTCATCACTTCTTCTATTTCAGGGGAGTAATCAACTATTTGATTTTTTCCATTAACTTTTGCATAAATGAGAGCTTTTGCTGCATCGGATATTTTTTCACCAATACCTATTGATACAGAAAACCCTGTTTGTTTTTGGTATTTGTCTTTTAGGTCTTCTAATTCTTCAATGCTGGCTAAAGGAACTTGGAAAATAGCCTCATCACTACCGCTGCTGATTATAGCTCCGCCATTATATTCCGCCCATTTGGAGAATATCTGCACACCAGCATTTATTTTGCCCGAAATGTCGGATAGTTTATCTGCATCATCAGATAATACCGCTCCTCCAACACTTTGTCCTACATCATCAGCATCAATTGCTACATAGGTCATTTGCTCTTTCATACCTATTCCTTATTCAAATTTTTCAATGTGTTTAATAACATTTCAATGTTTTCTGGGTCTATATTTTTGGGGAATTGCATTTTTATAGCTTTTTCAGATTTCTGGATTTTAATATTTTTATCCCAATCTTCCCCGTAACAAATACATAGTGTTAAATTTTTTCCACCTTCATATAAATTAAATCCGCAATCCGGGCAGCTAATGCACTCAGCTTTTTTTATCTCAGCCTCTTTCCTCTGATCATCCTTAGATTTTTTTAAGAAATTCTCTAATTTTTTAGAGGAACTCATCAGTTGCTGCCTTTTAAGGGTTAACTCTTAAGTGATTGTCATCCCTTAAAACGTAAAGAAAAATACCAGCACTTGCTTTTACATATTTGTAATCTGCGGCTGAGTATCTGGTAAACGCTTGTCCTTCTACAGGAAACGTATTATCAGCTGGAGCAGAGCCAACCACTCCTATGCTGCCTGTTTCTGACATTTCAACCCAACCCAATCCTGTGGTTGTTTTAAAGAAAAACAATTGATCACCTGGGCTAATTCTTAGCTCAGAACTTGCATCTCCAATAAACTTAAGAGCAGGTCCTACTTCCATGTTTTTTTGAGCACCAGATTCTGAGTTGTGTTCAATATTATCAATGGTTTGAGGATCTTCCATAAGCCTGCCATCAATTCTTCTTCTAAAAAACTTATTCATCTTGTTCTCCTATATCATTCATATCAACTTTTATTTCATACTCATAAATAGTATCAATTGGATCTTTTGGTTCTTCTATGTTTCTAACCAATTTTTCTTTTCCGTAGTCCTTATCAATATCATTATTTTGATTATAATAAACATATTCTCTTTGAATAACCTTCATTAGGGATTTCTGTAATATACCAATGGGCATTGTATTTGTACCTTATCGAGTACACTCTTCCCTTGCCGGTATCTGGGTCGATTCCAGGGTTGTCTCTTCCGTCAATCCACTCAATATAGCCGTCTTGAATCTTAAATTGAACTCCCTCTTTGTATTCAACCCCTTTGCTATCAATCAAAAAATCAACGCACTTAATAGGGAATTGTGCTCTGTCAAAATTACCCGGATCATATTGCATCCTTTGGTAATTAGACACTAAAACATCTAGATCCTTAATAAACACCCTGTCACCTGGGGCTAAGTGTATTTCCTTATCATCATTATAAAATCTAGGCAACAAAAGCCTAGCAGTAGAGTAGTCTATGATCCCACCCTCTCCGTGCGTTTTTCTCTTAGAATTGGAAACAATTACGCCGGTAAAACACCCCACCTTCTTATATATCATCCCGTTTGAGGTCACAGAATCATACTGATCTGTTCTTCTATAATCCCCTCTATCTTTTAAGCCGAGAGGGGAGGGGATGGCTGCGTAATGTTCAAGACTCACTCCTCTGTTTTTGATAAACTCATCCTGGGACTCAAGATTGATTCCTATATCAGGATTTGGAGGAAATGGGATCTTTAATTTATCCATATTTAGAATTTTTTCTCAATTTTTAACTTATTATTTTTAGCAAATTGTTTTATGGCCTTTTCTAGGCTTTTGCTCAATTCAGCCTTATTTAATCTGGAGAGTCTTTCTTCGTTTTTGAATGTTTTATTCAAAGAAAGAACAGAATCATCCTTGCTTGCCTGAATTGAGAATATTTCAAAATTATGCTTTGTTATCTTAAAATCAACTTTGTCCCCATTCTTGATGGCATAAATATCTATTCCTAGTATATTTTTGTTCATAGGGGAGAGGTTTTTGGAATAATTAGTTACTTCGGGCGATGGTTTCCCTTCGCTTTTGTTTAGGGTTTCTTCAAATTTTTGCTCAAACTTCTTAGAAATCTGATAAGAAACTAAGGCTGGATGAGAGCCAACTGCTAGGATGGAGCTTTTTTGGCTATTTTCAGCTTTTTTACCAATACCAATATGCAGACCGCCTTTTAGGGTGACGAGCTTTACCTCATCTCCATTAAGATTGCCTAGTTTATTTACTTCTTTAATTTCGTCTTCTTTGATGTCCATACGCCCTCTTTACATAATATAATATAAAGATTATTTCAGATATTTCAAACAGTTAAGTGGTTGTTTTTGTAGAATATTCTACTTCAAATTCTTCGTTATTTTTATTTAGAAAGGTTTTCATGTCAAAATTACTAAAAAGACGGTCAGATTTTTCCTTTTCCCATATTTTCAGTTTATTTTTCAATAAAATCAGTGATTTAGCATTTTTTTCTTTTCTAATAGAGTTTTCTAGTACAATTATATCACCCGCCAGGTCATCCCAGCTTCTTTTTTTGGCTTTTCCGATAAGTTTTTCATTTGTGATTTTTTTCATATTTATATAGTGTATCACTTATCTTTAGATCCTGCAATAGATCTGGCTGGAGCATCCTGTGTTTTATATTTATTATATTTTTGAACATAATCATGATTTAAATAGTCTTTTCTATTGGTGTCAAAAGATTCAGGGTTTATATTATGCCCTTGATTCCAGGCATATGCCATTTTGTTTTCATCACCACCGAATTTGTCGTAAAGCTTGTTTGCTAAAAAAGAAACCATGGCTTTTTCGTGATGAGGGTTTTTAGCCAAAGAGTTTGCTATTTTTTTCTTGTCCATTTTAGCATACGCTGCTATCTCAGGGGTGCTGCTCATTCTTCCTGCAATTTCTTGCACTGTTTTAGGCATCAAGGCCCATTGGCCAATGGCGCTATCTCCTCTGTGTATTCCGCTTTTAATTTTAGGGTGTTTTAAATTTTTACCGCCTGAACTTTCTATCATTGCGGTTGTGTTTAAAAAGTTATTTATTTTACCCTCTTTTTCTAAAGAAGGTGCATTTTCTGATTCTTCAAAGTCGTCTTCTTCCTCGTCAATAGAAGAAGGGGCACTTGGTTGGTTTTGTAAAAAACTTCCTTTTTTAGATCTGTCTGTTTTTGGGGTATCTTCCCAGTTTTTGACTGATTCGGATAGTTTGCTGCCTAAGTTAGATGTTTGTCTTGTAATAGCTTCGGGCGGGTTGATATTCTGGGGCATGCTAGGTTCTGTCATATAACGATGAGCATGGACCAGACCAAGTAGGGCTACTCCGTTTCTAAGAAGTTTGCCAAAATTTTTATTTAATTCTTCTTCAGATATGTCTGGATATTTTTCTTTATATTCGTAGGACTTTTTAATAGCAAATTCTTTTAAAATTTGAACAAGCTCTTCTTCAGAATAGATTTTTTCGTTTTCAAAAGAAGGAGACACCCAATTATCGAATTTTGAGGTATTTGATTGTTCGTTTTTTTTAATCTCTTGTAAAATTTTTTTATACATAAAATGATAATATCACTAAATATTAGTAACAAATCTCTTGTTATAAAACACAGCCTTAATTTTCTTAACCATCTGATCTCTTTCTGCCATTAATTCACCAATTCTTACCTGATACAGGTTTGGACCTGGGTTTGAGCTGGACTGAGAAATGCCGTCATGGCTAATACTTACAGAAGTATTCTTATTTTGAGCACCTAAGTTACCTAAAATATTAGCAGCTGCGATGCATCCGATTAACTCATTGATAATTGATGGAACAAATCCTTCTTTTGTACATACACCTGTTGTGTATTCTATTTCCCAATAAGAAGGAACCCAATCAATTCCTCCATTCATTGCTGCGATGAAGGCCAAACCGGCAGCGCCCGTTGGCTGTCCTTGGCTGATACCTGTTGCCCCTACAACTGTCAGAGGAATGACATTTATCTGTTTTTGATAAAACCTGGCTGCGTCAATCCAATCAGCTGGTATTTCAAAAATGCTTTTATCGTTTGAGCTTCTTATGCACATTTTGTCAATTTGAAGAACTGGACCAAAATTTGCCATTAAATGAATAAAGGCACGATATAGACTTCTGTCAAATGGGTGTTTTTCCTTTCGTCTTACAGGGGTAATGGTAGTGCCTATTAAGAGTTCGGTCTTATCGGCAGCAATTTGGATTATATCTTTTAAATCGTCGTTAGAGTATTGAGATAGATTGATTCCTTTTAAATATCTATTTACCAATTTTTCAGGCGTTAAGATAGGTTCTATTCTTTTTAATACTTCACTACTTTCTTCAGCCCCCACTGGGTAGGCTTTTGTACCGTAGTCTTTAGGGTAGTTTTGATCAGATAAAAAAGGCATTAGCAACTCCCTGCGTCAAGAAGGTCAACAGAAATAGCCTGTTCTACTCTAAATCTACGCTGCTCTCCATCTTCTGTTATTGAAAATTTTACAGCACCTGGATTTGGTACTTCATCGCTTGCCAAGGTAATAGTCCAGATCGACTTGTCGTCGGGAAATGCTTGGGTGGCAATCTTTGTGATTTCTGAGGCTTCATCTATGTTTAAAAATGTTACAGATACTTCATCAATAACGGTGGCTTGACTCATATATCTCAAATCTTCTTTAAGTTTATCGACAAATTGAAAATACAAAACCTGTGCCGATCCTTCTGAAATATTCCACTGAGAGGCGTATTGAAAAGAATTGACATTTGCTACATTTTTCAAGAACTTAACTGATAGTTTCATGGGTGCTCCTATGGTTTAAAGATTATGATATTATATATTGTATGTCAAGAAAAATAAGATGCATCTACATAGACGGAATAGATAAGGCAGGAAAAACCTCTGTTACCAGAGAGATGCGTAAGTATTTGAAAAATAAGAGTATTGACCTGCACGAAGTCAATGGTACAGATGATAACAAGTTGAAATTACAGAACGTACTTTTGGAAGACAATTCTAATTCTATTGTTTTAAAAGAAAACTCTGTTTTATCCCTGTTTCAAAAAGACATAAAAGAAGGGGTGAGTATATTCTCTGTTGCTGATAATTATAGAGAATTATTAAGAAAAGAACAAGACATAAACCACAGGTATGGGTCTGTCCATTTCTTTTTAATACCCGAAAACATGTCTATCCCAGTCGCAAGGTTTCAAGAAATACCCGACATAGCCGGAATTTGGGATTCTTATAACTTTTTCAAGAATATAAATAATTACTCAGTTTCTCAGGGTCTAGATATTAGACTTATTCCATTCAACGAGGATGACAAAATATTTGATATACGAGATCGTATACTAAATATTCTGGAAAGTAACTATTTAGTTTAATCTCGTCTTTTAACGATTCTTTTTCTAACTATTTGAAATGATTGATTTGATTTAAAGATATGATCTTTTAATTCGGCTGACGATAAAGGCTCGGGAGATGAGGGTTTTTTAGGTTCTGGTTTCTTGCGAAACAAGCTTTCCATTAAAACCCTCATTAGATCCGATTTTTCCATTAATTATTATTAAACAGCATCTGGAATTGCAGCAGCAGCAGCAATCGCAGCGTCCATTTTATCTGCAACAGATTTAGCAATAGCTCTGTTTGCCATAGCAATTACCATTCTTTCTCTTGCCTCTTGGCTGATAGGAAGAAGTTGTGCCTGCTTAGCATTTAGTGCAGCATTATTTGCTGTTGAATCTGCTGCCTGAAGTTCCAAGCATTCTACTATTAGTTTTAGTTTATCGGAAATTTCTTTTCCGTGACGACGGCTGGTAAGAGCAATAATCATGTATTCTTCAATTTGTTTTTCTTCTTTTTCAGAACTTGAGATTACATCAAGAATAGCCTGAGCAGCTACTGCGTCGGCAGGGGTGACATCAATAACCCTAGCCACAATTTCGCTGGCAACTTTTTTGCTTGCAAGAGCAACAGTTAGAACAAATTCTTCGTTTTTACTAATCATAATTTTCTCCTATAGAACGGTTAATCCGTAACGCTTATGGCGTACTATGTGATATGCTAAAGATTACAGTTACATAGCCGTTACACAGATAAATACTTGAAAATATTAGATATTTTTTTATTTGACAAGAAAAAATTGATAATGTAATATATAAAACATAAAAGCAAGGAGGAAAAATGCTTACAGATGAACAAAAAAGATTTATTGAACTATCAAAAAAAGTAGAAGGTCTTAAGAATGAGCTTAAAGAATTGGGGGCAGAAGTTGAGGGGGTTTTGACAGCAATCGGTGTTGGTAAGGCTTTCCAAGACCCTGAGGATGGTACGGTTTTTGAGATTGTGGCTCCAAAAGGTACTTTCGTAAGTTTTAAAACAGTGGATTACGAAAGAACAAAAAGAGCAGGAGAAGCACGAGGGACTCTTAGCATGGCCAGAGCTAAAGAGTTAGGCTTTTAGTCTTTAAAGTGAGTTTTATCGATCATTTTAGTGAGGAGTTCTACCAACTGGCCATGGTGTCTCCTCATTTCTTCTCTTAATTGTTCAATTTTATCTGACAATTCAGCTATCTTGCCTTCATGTTTGTCTTTTTGGTGAGCTAATTCTTGCTCCAAAGATTGACATTTTACATCGGTATAATCTTTTGCTTCTTTTAGTAGTTTTTCATTTTCACGATCTCTTTCTTCTCTTAAAGAATTGACCATCTTGTAAAGAGTTGCAACCCCTCCGCTTATCATAAATAAAGCAGCAAGAACCAATCCCACAATTTCATAGTTCATAAAAACCTACCTATTAGCCCAATGTTTTAATGCCCAGTTCTTATGAGCTGGTACATGTAATTCGTAAATATGATCAAATGGATCTTCATACGTCCAATCATCACATTCTTTATCCGGATCTCCAGAAGTGTCTATCTTTTGTTCTGGATCTATTTTTACTTCAAATAAATAAAGCAGTAACTCATCTTCAAACCCTGCTTTAATCATTTTTATTTCTTTAGCATCTAATCCCGTTTCTTCCTTAAGCTCTCTTGCCATACCGGCAAATGGGCATTCGCCCTCTTCTATATGTCCGGCTGGGATTGTCCATTTATCTGTGTCGTTTCTTTTTCCCATCAGCATTTTATTTTCTTGATTTACAATTAATCCAATTGCGATTCTGTTACTTTTTTTAGACATATAAATTATTTTTGTTTTTTAATACCACTAACACCTGGGGGGATTTTTTGTACTGGCACTTCCTTGGGTTGTGTATCTTGTTTTGCATAATTATTATGTATTTCTTGTAATTTATCCCATGTTAAATTTGCAGATCCTAAGGGATTTTGTGGATGCATTAATCTTCTCCATCCTTTTTTTATTTGATTTTGAATTTTAATTTTAAGCTCATCATCTATTATACCAGATTGTTCATAAATTTTATCTCTTTTAATCTTCCTTGATCTAAAGTCTGACAAATGAGTAAGGATTTCTTCGTTTAAGTCATTATCGTCAAGATTTTTGTAACTTGGTCTTGTTTTTAAATAATTTTTAACAACTTTTATTGAATCAGGAGAAAAATGAGACAAAGTATGTCTTACAAGTGAATTTCTTAAATTTTGTTTTTCTTCATCGGTTTTGCCTGGAGCGCCCAGTTGTATTTTGTTTAAATGATCATGCAAAGATTCGTGTTGAGTTGTAGTATCAAATTCTCCCCTACCTTTTTTAGCACGAGCTATTTCTGGATCGGAAGTTGGAGCCATGGAAAACGCTCTGGATTTTTTATTATCAAAACTAGCGAACCCCCTTATCTTTGGTTGGGGAGAGTTGGCATCTTGTTTGTTGGTAGGTGGTTCATTTGTTTGTTTCACGTTTTGACGAGAAATATTTTTAGGTTGTTTTCTTGCTTCATAAACCTCTTTGAGTGATGGAATATCTCCACGATCTATTCCAGCCTGCATGGCAGCAAATGGGTCATCTACCTGTTTCACGTTTTGACGAGAAATATTTTCAGGCCCCAGTTTGGAAAAACTTAAATCTTGCTGGGATTTCTTTACCTTTTTACCCTCTAGGTGCTCTGGAGCCAATGCCGCCATCCCCGTTTTGGAATCAGGACTTCCTCCAAACATTCCAGCAATCAGAGCTTTTCTCATATTATTGTCTGTGCTGTATTCCTCAATCATGTCCTTGGCTTTAGGAGTTATCTTAAGTTCTTTGATTTGCTCCTCGTCTTCCTTAGACGGTTTCCATTCACTTTTCTTAATACTATCCAACAAAAGAGATCTATAGGATGTTGAATTTATTGATAGTTCGCTTTCTATAATTTCGCAATCAAAATTTTGGTTTTTATAAAGAAAATCGTCTGCAACATCGCTTTCTATTACTTCTGCGTCACATATTTTATTACACGGTTTGACAGTAATGGCAACATCTCGGGCTATTGATTTCGTGACAAGCATGCCGTTTTTTTCAATCTTACCGCCTTCTATTGAAAAACCTACAACAAGCCTGCTATCTTCGCCTTTATCCTTATTCTTGTATTTTAGCATGGCTGCAACATCTTCAGCCCCTGAATGTCCCAGCCCATCGAACAACTCTGCCTTGATGTAGACAAAGGGTTTTTTTGCCTTGTTCCAAAAGTATTGCTCCCTTTGGGATTTGGCATCTTCTTTCTTCATGATTTTTCTGGCAAATGTAACCTTGCCAACGACCTGGCCAGGACGGTCTTTTGAGCCGTGCTCCCAGTTCAATATTGAATCAGGACCTCCCAAGCTGGAGATGTCCATTCCCTCAATACTTAAAGATTCGCCGGACGAGTCAATGTGCTCACTTGCAGCAATCCCGTCAATTATTGTATTTTTGCTCATTTTATTATCCCACACTTATACTTAAAGATTTGTTTTCATTAAGTTTTGAGAAAGATATTTAATTGTAACTATATAATATCATTCGATTTACCCCCATGAGAACTAATAATTTATACTAAACCGCTGAAAGTTCGTTCATACACAAATTTTCTATATTAATAGGAGGAATTTTATGTTAAGTAAAGCAAAATCTCAAGCAATGGCCCGTGAAATGAAGTCTACTCTTGAAAAAAGAGGGTTTTCTGTAGTCGAGTCTGATCTTGCAAAAGGTAAAAAATTAGTACTAGATGCTTGTATTTCTATCAGAATAGAAGCAAAAGATGCTGTTTCTAAAGATATTTTTGGAAATGCTCTTGATTCATTTGCTCCGCATGAAGTAAAACTTGCAATTGACAATGCTGTTGCTACTCATTCTCAAGTTGCTAAAGCTATGATGGAACTTGCAAAACAAGGTGTGGCTCTTAAAATTGGTGAAGATTCAACTCTTGCCGATGCTGAAATTGCTGCTGACAGTGCTGAAGAAGAAAGATACAATATGATGTGGCCAACTAAGGGAGCTTAATTTTTGTCTACTAATATATAAAGGAGAATCACCATGTATACAAAAGCACAGGTTGATGAAATGCTCCTCCAGGTAGAACAAGAATTTGAAAGAACCTTGGAAAGCATTGCAAAAAACGAAAAAAATCAAGTAATTGAGGAATCAGTTGAAGCTGATTCTGAAGAATTTGAAACTATTGATGATCTTTATGCTTCGATGACTAAAAACGAAATAGAAGCTCATTACTCTTCTCTTAAAAAAGTTATGATGACTAAGTCTGAGGATGAGTCTGAAGAAGAAAAAGAAGAAAGTAAAGAACACGAAGAAAAAGAAAAGAAAAAAGATAAAGAACACGAAGAAAAAGAAGAAATGGAAAAGTGCGGCGAAATGTCAGCTAAAAAAGCTGAACGTGCTGAAGGAAGAGCTGCAGAACCAATGAGTGGATGGCATAAAAAAGTTAAAGAAGAGGGCGGTCACGACGAAGATGATTCTCCTCACGCTGCAGAACAAAAAGCCAGGGCAGCGCAAAAAAAAGCAGCCACTGAAGCTCATGGTGTTAGAAAGTCTGAACAGTCTTTGATTGAAGAAAATGAAGCACTTAAGAAAAATCTTGAAAGCTTAAATGATCTTGTAAGCAAACTTTTTGCTACAAAATCAGCCCCTGCTCAAAAAGCAATCACTGCTACTAGCTTTATTGCTAAGTCAGAAGAGCTTGAGACAGAAGCGGTTAATATCACTGAAATGTCAAAGGGTGAAGTTACTGCTAAGCTAAAAGCTCTTGATTTTCAATCATTATCTAAATCTGATAGAGATGCTATTAACAATTTTTATTTACAGAACGGAAGTGTAGAAAAAATTAAACACTTAATTTCAAAATAGGAGGAATCCATGTCGAACACTATTGAACAACTGCAACAGCTAGTAAAGGCACTAGAAGTTGGTAGTTACAACGCAAGCCCAGACAGCCTTACTCAAGGTGCATCACTTCAGGTAGAAGATCTTTCTCCTGTTATGCAAAATGTTACTTGGGACGATTCTCACATCAAGCTTCAAAAGATGCTTGAAAGTAAGGATTCTAAGTCTCAACTAATCCAATTTAACCGTCAGCTTGACTACGGTATTTTTGGTGGTTCAGCTCAGTACGAAGGTGGTATCGGTGAAGAAGATACTTCAAACTACGTACGTGCTGTAGTTCCAATGGCTTACTACTCTACAACTCGTCGTGTTTCAGTAGCTGCTAACATGATCGGTGCTTTCGACGGCGTAAAAGCTGAAGACCGTGCTGCTTCTGATGCTGCTATGAAGCTTTCTGGTGATATTGAATTCGATCTTTTCCAAGGTCAATCTTCATTCTCTTCTGACGGTTTCTTCACTGGAGATCCTGCTTCAATCGCTGATATTCCAAATATGGTTGGTGTAGATGCTCAAATTCGTATGAGTGATGCTATGGCTAACACTCAAGACCTTATGTTTGCTGAATATGGTTCAGACCAAACTGTAGTTCTTTCTGCTGATGGTACTCTTACTCAGTCTATCATCGAAGATGCTGCTGTTCGTTCTGCAATGAACCACGGTTCTGCTGACAAACTTTGTCTTGACCCTATTTCTCTTGCTCAATATAATAAAATTGCTCACGCAAAAGAAAGAATTGTTCTTTCTGGTTCTGCTACCTCTAAAACTGGTGCTGAACTTCGTCAACAGTGGACTTCTTCAGCTCTAGTTTCTCTAGAAGCTTCAAGATTCCTTTCTGGTAAGACTAAGCCAGCTCGTGCTCGTTCTGGTTCTCCGGTTGCTCCGGCTGCTCCGGTTCTTGCCTCTCCAGCTGATGCTAATTCAGTTCTTCCTGCTGGAACTTACGTTTACTTCGTAACTGGTGTAAATGAAAGAGGTGAATCACTTGCTTCTGCTTCGGCCTCAACAACTTCTGCTGCTGGCGATAAAATCACTGTAACTATTACCAATAATGGTTCTAAGTACTTCAATGTTTATCGTTCTGAAGCTGGTGGATCTGCTGCTTCTGCTAAATTTATCGGTCGTGTAAAAGCTGCTGGTGGTGCTTCTACAGTATTTACTGATCTTGGCTTCCGTAGCCCAGGTGCAGTAACTGGATTCTTGATCCAAGCTAATACTTGGGGAATTCATCAGTTATCTCCATATTCTCGTTTGAAAATGGCGATCAACGATCTTAGCTTGCCTGAAGCTCACTTCCGTTTCTTATGTCTTGCTGGATACCAGCCTCGTAAGAACGTGCTTGTTGATAATATTACGGGCCAACTTTCTTAATTTTAATATACAGCCTCGTTTTTACGGGGCTGTATACTTTTGAAACATTTCTTAATATTTTCAACAATATAAACAAAACACATTTTTTCAATCATAAAAGATTTAATCTTTATATTAAATACACTAGATTTTTATTTATCAAAAAAAATCAATGTAAATATATAAATCTATATACTTTTGTATGTAGAGAATTAAACTTTTATATATAACAATTTTTTTTGGAATTGCCCAAAAATCACCGGAGGAATAATACATGTCCGATTTACGAATTAAGAAAAAACATTTAGCACCTGATGTCATAGACTATTTTGACAATCAGATAGATGCAGAGGCTTCTTTAAGAATTGCTGCTGACTCTAGTTTAGCTGCTGCAGTATCTGCAGAAGAATCTGCAAGAGTTGCTGCTGACTCTAGTTTAGCTGCTGCAGTATCTGCAGAAGAATCTGCAAGAATTGCAGGAGATAGTTCATTACAATCTAGTCTTTCTGCAGAAGAATCTGCAAGAATTGCTGCTGACTCTAGTTTAGCTGCTGCAGTATCTGCAGAAGAATCTGCAAGAATTGCTGCTGACTCTAGCTTACAATCTAGTCTTTCTGCAGAAGAATCTGCAAGAATTGCTGCTGACTCTAGCTTAGCTGCTGCTGATTCTGCAGAAGCTTCTTTAAGAATTGCTGCTGACTCTAGTTTAGCTGCTGATTTAGAAAATTTAGATGGTTATGCTCAGGATATTCGTTCTGACTTAGACCAAGAAATTCTTGATAGACAATCTGCAATATCTGCTGAAGCATCTGCAAGAATTGCAGGAGATTCTAGCTTACAATCTGCTATAAGTTCTGAAGAATCTGCAAGAATTGCAGGAGATTCTAGCTTACAATCTCAAATTACTACAGAAAAAAGTCGTGTTGATGCAATCTTATTGGCTTCAGAAGCTGACAAGGATTCTTTTGCTGAAATTGTATCGTTGATTAACAGTGTTGATACTACAAATGATACCGCATTTGCAAGTGCTGTTTCAAGTTTACAAGCTGTTGATTCTGCAGAAGCTTCTTTAAGAATTGCTGCTGACTCTAGTTTAGCTGCTGCAGTATCTGCAGAAGAATCTGCAAGAGTTGCAGGAGATAGTTCATTACAATCTAGTCTTTCTGCAGAAGAATCTGCAAGAGTTGCAGGAGATAGTTCATTACAATCTAGTCTTTCTGCAGAAGAATCTGCAAGAGTTGCTGCTGACTCTAGCTTACAATCTGCAGTAAGCGCACTTGAACAATATGCTGAAAATATTGTACATGTTGATACTGTAAACGGAGTCGATGCTGTTGGGCGTGGTTCTATTATGCAACCATTCAAAACAATTAATTACGCTTATTCGCAAGTATCAAGTGCTACAAGCAATCTTAGTAAATGGACGCTTGAAAAACTTATTATAAGACTTGCTCCGGGTGATTATGTTGAAAATGTAGAATTAGGTTTTAAACGTGCCCGCACAGCCATCATGGGTGAGGGTGTTTATATTAATGGTACAGTAACTCAAACATGGCAAGTTGCAGACATTCCTTATTCTGGCTCACCTACTGCTCCTATTAATGGCGCTGCCGTTCCAGCTCCATATACAGGCTTTGTTGCACCGACATTTGAACTTATCGGTTTCGGTGGAGGTATGGAAGGTGGATATGTTTCTAAAAACTTAATGATTCAAGGACTTGTTAAGATCGCCACTATTCCATGGGCAGCAAACTCAAGCTGGCAAAGTGGTGGTGTTCTTCAGGGTTTTTGCATGATGAGTCATGTTCAACTCCGTGGTGGGTTTAATGTTTGTCACGATATTTCAACTCATGCTTCTTCTGTAGGTCCTGCTATCACTCTTGAAGTAAATTCATCATCTGTTGAAAACTCTTATCTTGGAGTTGCACCATACGCTTCTGGACAACAATTAACATCTAATGATATTAATTGTTCACTTGCTATTAAAGCTCATAATACTCAATTAAAGTCTACTCTAGGCCCTCGTCTTAGTATTGCTGAAATTGATGGTTGTCGTATCGTAAACATGGATAGAACCATGGGTGCAACTGTAACTAACGGTTCAATTACTGGACAGAACTCAAGTTCATTCTCAGGTATTGTGAACTCTCCTTTTGCTGGTACTGTTTACAAGATTGGTAGATCAGTTGGTGCTACTGCTGTTGCATTTAAAATGGATGCAAACTCTTACGCTGATCTTCAATCTAAAACAATTGACACTGGTACAGCAGCAATCACATACAATCTAATTGATAAAGCGTCTGGTGTTGCCGTTGTTGATCCGGCTACGAATTACAGTCGTACAGCTAACACTGTTGAAGCTGCATTAGAAGGTATTGATAATGCATTAGGCACACAATCTTCTTTAAGAATTGCAGGAGATTCTAGCTTACAATCTGCTATAAGTTCTGAAGCATCTGCAAGAATTGCAGGAGATTCTAGCTTACAATCTGCTATAAGTTCTGAAGAATCTGCAAGAATTGCAGGAGATTCTAGCTTACAATCTCAAATCACTGCAGAAAAAAGTCGTGTTGACGCAATTCTTCTAGCTTCAGAAGCTGACAAGGATTCTTTTGCTGAAATTGTTTCATTAATCAATAGTATTGATACTACAAACGATACTGCATTTGCAAGTGCTGTTTCAAGTTTACAAGCTGCTGATTCTGCAGAAGCTTCTTTAAGAATTGCTGCTGACTCTAGCTTACAATCTAGAATCAGTGTTCTTGAAGCCCAAACAGATGGTCCTGTTTTTGAGAAACAAAGTTTTGCTATGGGGCCTTCTTCTGATCTAAGCTCTGTTGAGCTTTCTCATGAAGGTATAGCAAACTCTCTAGCAGTTTCTGTCGGTCGTCTGGTTCTGCATAAAGATGAAGATTACTCAGTATCTGTTGTTGGCGGTAAAACCGTTCTTACTTGGATGGGTGATTTTGCTGTAGGTGGAGCCGAAGCAATTACGGTTGGCGATGTTATTCACGTAACATTTGCTAGATTAGTTTAATAAATCCTAAACGGGAGGGGAGAAATCCCCTCTTTTTTTGTGCGGTAATTTTTGCTGAAACGCACACAGCAAAGGAAAAAATATGGCTAATATTTATGTAAAAAAAGATGGCTCTGGAGACAGTGCCACAATTCAAGGTGGTATCCAGTTAGCACAGGTTGGAGATATTGTAAATATCGAAGCTGGTACATTTGATGAGAACTTAGATCTTTGGAAAGACGTTACCCTTATGGGTGCTGGAATGGGATCTACAATTGTAACAGGTGCTATTAGATCTGCAATAACTTCAAAGACTTTTACTTGGACACTCGGTGCTACTACTCTTACTATTTTCGGTGCTGGTAACAACACTAGTCAGTATGAGGTTGGTAGAATCATATCAGGTACAGGTATTCCTGCAAACACTAGAATTGTTTCTAAAACAAGCACAACTTTAGTAATTTCTGCAGCTACAACTCAAGCAACTACAACTGCAAGATCTGTTGCTATGGCTCTGCAAAACGATGCTACTGTGAGAATGAGAGGTGTCGGTCCTAAGTTAGAAAACTTGAAAGTAGTTGGATTTGATGGGGCTTCTCCGGGAAGTGAGTTTCCAGCAATTTATTTTAAAAACGCAGGACTTGGATCTGTTCCTTGTACTCAGTTTTCAGTTAAAAACTGTGAAATTGAAGCTAAGGGAGAGGGCGCACTTCTTAGTGATTACATCAATACTGTAGGAAATGGAACTGTAGAGGGATGTATTATTTCTGGAAAAACTTTCACTGGAAGTGTTCCGGGAATTGGAAATCAATACTCAGTTGCTAACGTCCCAAGAGCCTTAGTTTTTTTTGGAAGTCCTAACTTGCCAATTACATTCAAAAATAACACTATTACAGCTGTAACAGGTGGAGTTGCCAGTACTGGTCTTCCTTCTTATAACACAGCTGTTACAGTTGATGCTCCATCAAGTACTGTAACTGGGAACACCTTTAATGGTGTTTTTGGCACTGGCTTTGCATTACGTTGTAGAAATGTTATGACAATTGAAGATAACATTAACTATTCTATTGCTCCGTATACAAATAACGGATATTATTTTGGAGCTTCAGGATCTGAACAAGTTGGAATGAATGTTGGAACTAACAGTTCAATTACTGCAGAGCTTATATCTGTTGAGCAAACTGCTGGCGAAAGCTTTGTTACTTTTGAAATGAGCAAAGAAGTTCTAAAGCAACACAGTGCAGTTTCTTCTCACGCAGTTTTCTCCAACGAAGCTAACTGGAATATGGTGAGTTATGTATTTAAGCATAATTCTTCTGCCAGAAGACTTGTTGGATCGTTTAAAGATTTCAGTTCTCCAAAGAAATCTAAGCTTAAGCCTAATATGGCGATTGGCGATACCTTTGAGTTGCACAAGATTATTCTTGCAACTTCACCAAGAGATTTGTTAGTTCTTAAGAGAAGTCAGATTTCTGGAGCTTCTGGATTTGACTTTAACTTAGTTTCTGATGGTCCAGAGGAAAGTAATGGTGGAGGCGGAGGGATTCCATTCCAATTATTTGCAGACTTTCAGTCAGTAAATCCATTAACTGATCCTACTTTCCTAGAAAGAACAGTAGATGGATTCTCTTCTCCTATATCTCAGGCACTACATAATATTTCACTAGGGGCCATTGTTAATGGTGAAGCATATTATGATATAACTTTTAACCTTAGCTCATTAACAGCAAACTTAGGCTACGGACTTTATTTTGGTGTACTAGGAAGTAGTCTCAATTCTGCATCTGTTACTCTTGGTGAAATCTCTAGTAACTATGAGAGCCTTGCAGCTACTTGCCTTGTAAACTCCGGCACAAATATGAATATTGTTAATTCTTATAGTGGTGGTAATAATTCTTTTACAGTACCTACTGGTGCTGCAAAAACTATAAGAATTAGACAGCAAGGGACGACACTTGAGTATTATGTAAACAGTACATTGATCTCCACCGTAACAGTTTCATCTTCTGTTAATGTCCCTTATCTTTATCCGTATTTACGATCAAGTTGGGCTTACACTGTTGATTCAGTGACTATGTCTAGCGTAAGTGTATATGAATAATTACGTTCAATGGGTTAATCCAAGTCGCCGTATTGGGTAGCGTTAGATTTAGAGCTTCATTAAATTCTCCAAGTTGGGGGAATGGGGCAATTTTAAGCTCCGCTGAATATAAAGAAAATCTTTAAGACTGCGGTTGCTTAACTGTAATAAGTTTTTGAATAGGGAGAGGATTACTCTCCCTATTTTTTATTTATAAATCATTCCTTTTTATTATCAGTGGATCTGCGTAAAACATAAACAGCACCCAAGGCACCAATTGCTGCTGCATATTCACCACCACTGAATAAAGCCATTTTAAATCCATTAAATTCAAATCCCGAAAATATTAATTTAAAATTAACCACAGCAAATCCTATGATAAAGGCTGTTGCTGTTAAGGATGGTTTGCCGTTTGAGTCTTTAATTAAAAATTTGTTTAAATCCATACTATTACCTCAATTGACCAGCTGCCCAGGTTGCTCCCCCCATGACAATAACGCCGATACCAAAATAAATCCAGTTAATTTTATCAGAATTTGCTTCCATCTTTAGTAAACGATCTTCCACTCTGTACGTGGCTTGCTGCCAATTTTCTATTCTTTCATTTGAAAGATCCAAAGCCAGATCTTTAAGTTTTATCGATTGTTCTAAGTGTTCTATTTGTTTTTGTCGCTCTTTTTCTATCATTCTAAGTTTACCAAACTCTGAGTGGCAATCTTCGGTGTACATAAATTTACCTGTCTTAGTATCTTCAACAATATCAGTTCTAGGATTACAATTTCCTGCCATCGCTTGTAACGGTATCAGTACCGTCAGCGTTATGCATATTAATAAATGCCTCATATTCTTCCTTTGCTTTTTCTTCTCTTTGGATTAAAGCCAGTCTTACGTTACACTTTCCTACTACCGGATCGTTTTCAGAATCCTCATACATAGCCACAACCGGACATTTCATAATCCTCCTATCTGCATAAACATCTTAACTCATTAACAAGACTGTGTTTTTGAACCGCATACACAGTGGATCTTTCTCCAAACTTCTTTTTGCACGACCTGTCGCATTTCTCGTACACTATGGGACTTTCTGGAACCAACTCCACGGTATCAAAATCTCTACATCCCGTAAAGAACAACAAACAGAACAACACAAGTTTATTTTTTAATTCCATATGTTATAATTAAGTTTGTCAACAACCCCAAAAACCAATATGCTGTTAGCAGCCATTTTCTGCCAATTGCATATTCCACAACCGCTCCTGCTTGTAGAATAATAATTAAATTTACAAACAAATGCTGCTTAAACATTCCAAACATATAATATCACATCTCCGCATATGTCCATTCAGGCTCTGTAGAATCATTATCCCATCTGGCGTTTAAATACAATTTATAAGCCAGGTGAACATCCTCTATGTGCTTGAAACTAATATTGTATTTGGGTGCAACGGTACAATTTGGAAACGAGGTAAGCTCTCCTGCTGGAATCCTGGCGGCAAAATAAGTGGCTCTTTTAATGTTATCCGGAACATTGTCATGTCCCTTGCCGCCTCTTTCTTTATGTTCTAGATAGAACTCTAAGGTGCTTTTTACCATGTGTAGGAAGTTTGAACGGTTGTGTCTAGCCCAGATGGTGCATGGGTGGTTAAAATGGCTTTTTGGGCTATATGGGAGGCTATTTTTACGTACCAGTAGTTGATCCCCCATCCCGCCATGGTAGGCAATCGCCACATTGATCATTTGTTGATATTCCGTGATGAACTTGTTCAATCTTCTGTTATCCAGAAACTTGGCATTTTGCTTGGGGTCTGGCGTAGGTACTGGATAATTCATAAATCTCCTTATGTGTTGACTATATCCTAGAATTATGGTAGCATTTAGCTGTTTTTGTGTCAATAAAAAATTTATGATACTATGGGTTGGGTATTACATGATAAAACACGCATCTTTTGGAGAGAGGTAACATGCAAAACACTGGGTTGATGAGTCCAATTGCAAAAAGATTAAAGGAAAAAGGGCCAAATAAGTATTGTTTGGTTAAAACACGAACCATTACAGACGATGACATGGAGTATGTTGAAAAATGGAAAACAATAAAACAATGGTATGAAGCAATAGAAAATGATCCAAATGCTGAGTCCATCCATAAAATCCTTCAGAGTATGGTTAACGCTATCATTTATCAAGAGCGTATTTATTTCGCTATAACACGAGACAGTGTTGTGGAGCTTTTCAAAAATGATAAAAACTGGAAGGGTAAAAAAACCGGCATGAGAAATGCATCTTACAAAGATCTTTTGGAAGAAATGGTGGACAGCGGTATGTTTGAAGCCCATGCAGAAAATGATCGTTTTTATGCCCAAAAAAAGCCTCGAATTTTCAAACTTATTGATCAAAATGTCCTCTCACTTATGAAGCCAGTGTCTGAAGACATCCAACTTAAGCAAGTGTTTGATTTTGTTGAGAATAATTCTGGGGACGAAGTTGGGGACGATCTCGGGGACGAAGTTGGGGACGTAGTATTAGTAGAAGATTTAGTAGAAGGTAAAGAATTAGGTGAAGTGAATAGTAGTGCGGAACGCACGAACGCTTCACCTGTTACTAAAAACCAGGAAATAGAGTTTCTAGACTTGTTGGCTAGACAGTTTCCAAAGAATCTGCCAAAGTTTCAAGACATAGAATTTTTGGTTGAATTAGCAATAGCTAACTGCAGCGATTTTGATGTTACTATTTCTACAAAAGAGTTTGAAAAACATATCAAAAATTGTGTTGGAGAAAAAACTCCAGCGCTTAAAAAGCATATTGCTAACTTGGTTGAAAAGTTTAAAACAGAATCTGACAAACAAACTAGGTTCAATAAGGCAAAGGATATCCCCTTGGTTTATCCTGTAAATCCATCCAGCGCAGGCTTTTTAAAAGCCAGTGTCAACATGGAGGAAGAGGCAGAGAATTATACTCTCAAAATGCTAAACATCTCCTTTGGCAGAGAGAATATCAAGGTGTTAAAGCGCCAATTAGAGCGAGCCGATAATGAGCAACAAAAATTAGAAATTAAAGCAGAAATAGATTTTTGGGAAGGTGTTGTATGAGCAACGAGACAAGTATTGATTATTTCACAGGAACAGCTACGTTCATGGTAAATGTAGAGTCTGGAGTCACTAAAACCACGTATAAAGGTGTTTTTAAAGTCAAGTGCGTATTGAGTCCATTGGAGTATATTCACGCAGATGGCTTTTACAGGGAGCTTATTGGTAAGAGCAATCCACAATTTGTTGCCGATTATGTTGCACAGCTATGTTATGCTTTATCACAGCTTAAATACAGGGTTATGGAATGTCCGGATTGGTTTAAAAACAAAGACACAGGCATTCTTGGCAGTGGGGTAGATGACAATGTTTTACTATTTGTTCTTGACAAGACAGTGGATTGTGAACTACAATACCGAGAAGGCATCAAGGAACGCTACGAAAAGGCCCGAGAATCGGTCAAGAAAGCGATTGACGACAAAGAACTGACCAGCGGCAAGGAAGAGAGTGGTGAGGCCGAGGAGTCAGGGGAAACTAATGAGTGATAAAGACAAAGTGGCATGGGCTAAAAAAGAAGGCTCCTTTTTAGGATTAAACCTTACCTGGTTTGTGGGGGTTGTGAGAAAAGACAAAACATATGATCTTCCTTGCAATCATGAAGTGTTTACAATCACCTCATGTCTTCTGCGTCTTTATGAAGGTATTGATTATATTATTTCAGAGAATAGAATAAAATTTACTGCCGAGTTTTTTGGAGATTCTGAAGAAGAAGTTGTTAAGCTGCACTGCACAGAGGTTTTAAAATGAAGATGATATTGTTAACCAGTCAAGATACGGGCAGGGAAATCTTGATAAACTTGACAGGCATTATTATAATCGAAGATGTAGGATCTTATCGGATAGTGGTTTACAAGACCACCAACAGCGGAAGTATAAGTAAGATTGAAGTAAAAGAGTCGATCAAAGATATATATGCAAAAATCGAGAATGTTTAAATTAAAAGAATAGAATGATAAATGAATTAGAAATCCTTGCTTTAAAATCTGTAGCTCTGAAAGACTCTGAGTATTTTACCAGAAAGGTATGCAGGTATTATAGCGAGAAATTTCATACTCCACTTACTGATGTCTACAACCTGCCATGGGCTTTTGTGTTCACAAACTATATCGAACACATCATAGAAACTAATAATACGAAAGAAGATATTTATAACATTGCAATTGATGTATTCTATCCTGAGAAAAAACGTGTTAAAAACTTTATGGGAGAGTTTGAAAACGAGGAGGAAGAGGTTCAGGCATGGATTAAGAAGATTGAAAAAGAAGCGCAAGAAGAAAGGGATAGAAAAAGTGTAAAGCAAGAGTTAAAACAGGAACAAGTGTCCCAGTCCACATATCCCGACCCTGAGATAAGCTTAGAAGCAAACCAGTTTGAACATTTAGATAAGGAGATGGAAGAAGATGAATAATGATGATTTTACAGCAATAGATGATTTTTTTAAGTATCTTTCAAATTTAAATTCCTCTGTTGGCACTAAAAGAAGAATAAATAGAAATGGAAGCAAAGGGTTTAAAAACGAAAACATAAATATCAGAAAAGGAAAAATTACTACAGATTTAATATCGTGCAGAGAAACTGGAAAGAGAACAGGATCAAATAAGAAAAAAGGTAGATTTGACAATTCAAGTCGTTTTAATCCACTTTATTTCATAGATGATCCATAATCCACATATTAAAGAGTGGAAAATAACGCAGAAATTATAGCCACATCTATACCTAATCCAAATCCTACAGCAAATGGAGCAAGATCCATTCTACCCTTTTTTTGACACAACACTACAAGAATTGTTGCCATAGTTATCTCCTTTACAAACTGGACAAGTTTCCCATTTATCTTCTTCAATAAATTCTTCACCTAAAATCCACATATAAGTACCTGTTACAATCATTTCTAATCCATCACAAACATTGCAATCATTCTTCATTTTTCTCCTCCTGTTTTGTTAAAGAAACTAATGTTAATGTTTTGCCATTGTCTTCTGCGGTTTTTTTAAAGTCCCTATAAATAGCAGAACTCAAATAAGTCATTCCCTCCATGTCTTTGTGACACTTGTAAAGAGATCCGGAATGATTTCTAATCATGAAAAAATCACCCTCTTCTTTCATTTCTTCAATACCAGAGGACAGCCTCCATTCATCAGAACCTAGATATCCACCTACCCATGCTGCCAATACTTTTTGTAATCCATCTACTTCAATAATTACCCATCGATCCGGCTGATATAAACTCATAAATTATTCTCCTTCAAGAATTCAAGACTTACCACATTATCCCCTTCCCAGTCAAGAAGAGAAATAAAAACTCTACTAAATTTTATAGTATCATTATCCACTTCATAATCCCACTCCCATTCGTCAACACCCTCCGTCCTTGGGTGTAGTTTTAAACCATTGTAAGACACTACCCCAGCAAACTGGCCCTTTGATTCTGGTAGGGTGTATTTTTGTACTCCCATAGACAGTATAAGAGGGATGGACAATAAAATGCTCACTTTAAAATCTCCTTGGCAAAAATCTTTTTATCCTTTAAAACAATTACACTCGCACCACTCACAGCTTCTCCTGTGGCTTTAATCACAAAGCTGCTGTACTTATAAGGATTATAAGTCAATTCCACAAAGTCACTCAAGTCGTGAGGAGTTTGGAATCCACATAACACCCCCTCAACACCTGCGTGGACATTTTTTACCTTCTCCCGCAGCACTCTTTCTCTGCCTCTTTGAGAAACTTTAAGCTTACAATTATTCAAAACCACTGTATTGGAATGATGCTCAACAAGCCTAGTCTTTTGATTGCGTACTGAAAATACAAATTTATGCAAATTAAAATAACAAAAATGTCTCATACTTCCGTCCTTGTTACGTTAAATTTATGTCTGGTATCAAATGTTGGATCAACACTTTTCACTAATCTACTTTTTACAATAGACTCTCCGCAGCCTAGTTTTTCTGCCAAGTCTTTAATGTTAAGAGCAGTTGCCAATGTCTTGTTATTAAAATCTTTGGCGGTGTATCTAAACCTTACCTTATCTTCTATAAAGTAATTTGGATTGACAAAATTCTGCTCTCCAAAATCAATGATGAAAACTTTGTCATTGAAAGAAACATCTCTCATATAAACATTTCCATTGTTTACCTGTGTAATTCCAAGTATTTCTACTCTTCCTACCCCTTCGAGTGGGGTATTGGGGAATATCCTGTTAAAAGACTCTACACTGCCATCGCTGTTATCAAATTCTCTAATTTTTACTCCAAACATAAATCCTCCTATCTTGTAATCTTATATCATTTATCGTCATTTGTCAATAGCCTCAATTTAGGCTTGTGCATTTCCATTCTTTGTTTCTTTAATTTGTCCAGAATTAACTCCACATCGTTGTTCAAGTTCGCCACAACATCCACCGGCAAGTCCACATGCTCCTGTTCAAGCTTTTGAATGGAAAGGAGATGATGTTCAAGCAAAACCAAATCCTCCAATTTAAGCTTGTCTTTTGTTAAAATAACACCAAGCTCATCAGTGGATAGCATTTCTCATTCCTGCGACAAGTATTACACAAACAATAAGAATAATGATATTTTTTGTAACTATAAAATCGTAATCAGACCTCTTACTCATCCTCCACCTCCATCTCATACAAAGTGCCCGTTAATCTATCTTCAACAAGTTCTATTCTAGTATTTTTGGGTTTTTTAGACTTTTCAGCATTTTCCATTTCAACAGCTTCTTTAAGACTTTGTATCAATTCATCTGCAATACTTTTCTTTTTCATTTTGGCTCCTTTTCTTCCAAGATAGCCCTTTCAGCAGCTAAATCTCTATTCTGAGCATCGTATTCCGAGAACTTGTCTCCATATCTTGCTCTAAGTTTTTTGATATTGATATCTGCCACCTCCTCAAACGAGTAGTCAATCTCCCGCAAAATCAATGCCAAATACCACATACAATCCCCCACCTCTTCCATAAGATTCACCTTATCGAGTGGCTTTCCATAATACACATGTTTTTTCACAGCGTCAAGTAGCTCACCTGATTCTGTTGCAACACCAATAACACCATGCAACAGCCGAGTCATATCTGGTGTCACCCTGTCGTGAGCAGGGGAGATATCCTTCAGGTCGGTGCATTGTGATTCTTTAATATACTGTTCCATTTTCATAACTTTCTCCTTTACAAAAACAATCTTAGCAGATAATATCGGATTTGTCAATGTTCATATGATAATATCGGATGATAACCACAAAAGGAGCAAAAAAGTGGACACAAGACAAGAATTGGAAGAAAGACTTGAAATCGTACTATCAGAGATTATGAGCGAGGTGCAGTCTCATAAGGGATCGTTTTTTGATGGAGAACTTGAGGAGTCCATCTCCCTTCTCAAAGAGGCACGAGAAATCCTGAAGCAGCTAAACAGTGATAATTACATCAATGATGACGAAGAAATGGACGAAAAGGCTTCTAATAAAAGACTTAGATCAGGCGGAGATGATGACGAGGATGGATTTGGATGGGGTGACGATTACGAGGATGGGTATTGACATCCACGCATTTTAGGTGTACTATAGTTGAAACAGGAGGGTGTATGGGATTTTTTGATGACCAGATTGTGTTGGACAGCAATGGAGTGGAGCTTATGTTCAACCCCTACACCCAAATGATCAACATTGGCATGGGAGGAGAATGGTGGGGAGGACGAGTCAAGATCGGCACAAACATTCTTAAACACAAAAAAGAAGATGTAGATGAATACTATAAACCTGTTATTGTTGCATTAACAGAGATTGATTCATTTACTTTAAACATTCGTGTCACAGGAGGTTTTGGCATGGAGGCTGAGTTTAAAATAGGAGAAGATCTACCCAAAAACAAACACCACTAGGAGAAATAATTGTGAAACTAAAAGATAAACTAGAAGAAAATAATAAAATCGAAGTCCCTTGGAATGTCTGGACAAAGTTTGGAGAACAGTGTAAACATATTGAAATGACTGGTAAGCATGCATTTTTGTCAACAAATGCTGATTCAGGTAGTTTACAAGAACTTCGAGATGCTGTAGAATGGTATGCAGAACAACTTGGCGGTAAAGTTAAATGGGAAAAGTAATTTAATGGGGTCGTAGTTCAATGGTCAGAGCATCCGGCTCATAACCGGCAGGTTGTAGGTTCGAGTCCTACCGGCCCCACCATTATATTATGAAAGCATGGATTTTAATTATTTCAATGATAAACGGACAAACCCAAATGGGTACAAAATTTAATTCTTACGAAGCATGTCGCAAAGAAGGAATTAAGATTTGTTCCAAGGCTGTCCGTGCTATCCCTACCTGTAGAAAGGAAAGACCTTTCATCCCTTGACACCCTGATTTTTATGGTGTAGAATAACACCAAGGAAAAGGGGTAAACATGAAAACAGTAAGTCTGATAGATGTATTTGAGAGCAAACCACTTCAAGACGTAAAGACTTTTAATTCAATTTTTAAGCAAACCAAAATAAAGAACTACCCATCTGACGCAAGCGTTGAAATAAAAGAGCTTCACGCAGGGGATAAGCGAAGAATTGTAATAGGGGATAATGGAGAGGAGATTTTTTTAAAAATTGTCCAATCCAGTCCCAAGCCTAGACGCAAGAAAAAGGAAAAAGAGTTCATCCTTAAAAAGGTTTCTGCTGTAAACTCTTCTCTTCCAGAAATCTTCATGAAACTCAAACCAAGTGAGTTCATGGTGTTCCAAGCCATTAAACTTATTGGTTGTTCTGACAGCATAGAAGAATTGTCTAAGCAAATGTGCCTCAATCGCAAGACCATTTCACAGGTTGTTCAAAAACTTATAAAAATGGGCATGATCGAGACAGAAAAGGCATCGGTAGATGGTAAGCCATCGTTAAGGTTGCACTTGACACAGCAACCGATCAATGATAACATGGTTCTACAGTAACAACAAGGAGAAGAACATGAACTTCGCAGATTTTATCGACAACAACAGACAGGCAATTGTCAATGACCTTAACACAATTAAGCATAATTTGACAAACATTTTTAATCTATCCGTAGGAAGTCGTTCAACCGAAAGATTCTCTTTAACAATCAACGGAATGTCTGGTGTATATGGCAGAATTGACCAACACGGCAAAATTCAAATTGAAGTGACGGGAATGGATAGATTAAGAATAGGATTCGATGACCAAAAGACGCTGAAAAATGTTGATGAAAAACTTATTCCTAAGCTAAGTTCTACGGTAGAGGGTTTTTCTGTAAGGTCATACAGTAATCCGACAGTGACAATTTCATTTGACCGGTTGACACAGGATGTGGTGCGTGATATCATGCTCTTAGTTCAAAGCACAAGTGCTGAACTCAAACCATCACACATTGGGAGATTCTAATGACAACACTAAACCTACCAGATTCGGATATGAAAGCACTTATTAAGATTTTAGACAATGCTCTAGCAAACCCTGATCTCTTCACAGATGTTGACGATGATGGGTATGAAAAGTTTAATCGGGACTTTTTTGCTACGATCAATAACTTGAAGAAAGTATTTGAAAACAGTAATGGTTAATAGTTTTTTTTAATTATTAAGAAGCAAACTAACACAGGAGATTCTAACATGAAAAAAGTAACAGTGGATCGCTTGGATTTAGAAAAAGTATTAGATAACCTACAGTATTTTGTGTCCTACGGCTTTATCTTAGACGAGGAGCAAACAAAACTGGATCAAGAAGTTATCGACAAAATCAAGAATGAGTTGGGAAAACAGGAGTAAGACAATGTACAGCTGCCGCTTGTGTTCTGGTGATCAGTTTACTGCAAAAGAAATGAAAAAAGAAAAATACCTTCATTCTAATAAACGAGGTGTTTGCAAACCCTGTACGACCGAGTATGAACGTCACCGGATGCTTTTGCGTAAAGCCAGCCAGAATCCTAAGGATTATCTTTCGTGCAACAGTTGTGACAGGGTGTTTTCTAAATACAGCACAGGAAATTTTAAAGGAAACAACCAGTATGTAACGAAGAACACCAACTACTCCATGGTACGTGTGGCTTGCCCATTTTGCAAGAGTGACGACATAGAAAAATACTAAAGAAAGAGTTATGACAAGAAATCAGATGGCTGTCAAGATAGCACTAGAAATAGCGACACAGGCGATAGAGTCTGACAAAATAAACATAGACCTTTCGTGGCTAGACACAGATAAGTTATTGGAATCAATAGAAGAAGACATGAAACCCAAAAAAGATTGGGAGAATGAGCATTGACACACTTCTTCTTTTGGTGTAATATGATTGTAACAGGAGGAGATATATGACACAGGAACAAATAAAAGCAATCAGAGAACTTAAAGACCAAGGATATGCCGTTGTTCTGTTCAACCCCGATGAGCTAGAAGGGGCAGAGGCAGACAGGGTGGAAGACAGACTGATTGAAATGGGATGGGATGTTATCTACGATCTAAAGCCCGAGACAGAAGAGGTAAGAGAGATTTTAATGGCTCTCCATAATGCAAGGAAAGAAACAGGAGATGGTAGCAATGAATAACACAGACTCGATGTTCACGGTAACAGTTAACGATGTGCAACAGATAGCCAGCGAGTTCATCGGCAGAAGCCTGACAACTGAAGAATTACAACAGGTTAAGAACCAGATGGACGCTGACTGGGAAGAAACCACAAAACTTATCATAAGACTAGCAATAGAGGAGTAGACATGAGCAACAATAAAGAGATCACCCTTACGTTGAACAAAAGAGAGGTGCAGGTGTTAAAAATGGCACTATTCTTTCTTTCTGATGATATCAGATATGGCTCCCTTCGTGCAACAACCTACGATGAAAGAGATATCGACATCCTGCAGAATGAGTCAAATATCAACAACCTGTACAACATAGAAAGTATTCAAGACAAGATAAAGAAAGAAGGAATGTAGCATGAAAACATTGACAGTGAAGACAGAATCTGCTACAATACTTCTGCAGTGCATCCTAGAGAAAGAGTTATACCTACTTAACTGCAACATCGAGGATAATGTTTATGAAAGCCAAGAAAAACAATTAGTTATGGAAGAAATGGACATTATCGTTAATTTATTGGAACAATTAGGATAATATATGAGCATGGAGTCTTTGTCAATCCCTTCTTCTGAATCTGCATCGGTGCTGGGACAGGTATTACTTAGAGAGTGGGTTCTTCTGAAAAAAGAGGCAGAGTATATTGAATGGAATGAGGAGACAAAACAAGAAAGAGACAACACGTTCAATGTGATAGATGAGGTGTTAAAAAAGTTAGACTACGACAAAAAAACCAGTCCTATTCTCTTGACACTCTCCCCAGAAGAGGCTAAAATAACAGAATATCTGTTACAGAACAGAATGATAAGGAATGGGACGGTTTACTCCGGCACTCTTTGCAAAAAAACAAAAACCGGTATTTTGATAGAAACGGATATTATTAACGATCTTTTAAAACAATTACTAAGGATGTCACATGAACATTAAAACCATTATCGTACTATTTATCCTTGGCTTCCTAGCCTCCTGCTCAACCACACCACTGACAGAAGAAGAAAGGGAGCAACTACGCATAAACAGAATGCAATCAGCAGAAGCCGCCTCTAGCAGGAGATAAATGACCAAATCCACATATAACCTAACATGGTTATTAAATCCACATTTTGGCGATGAAACTCCCTATCCACATAGGGATAGTATAACTTTTGTTGTAGTGACCAGATATGCCCCCAAATCCACATACTCCCCTAAACTGACGGAGAGTATAGTAACATGGTCGGATGACCACCTGCAACAAACCATAGACGAGATGCTGGGATTGGATGGCATGCAGGAGTGGGAGATAATAGAAGAGGAGTAGCAATAGAACTAATCTTAAGTGTACAGAGAGGAGAGTTCTCCCTACTCCCCAACCATACCAAATGGAGGGACTACTCAGAGGATATCTCCGGAAAAGTATTACAACTCTTATAACAGGATAGTAATATGCTCACACTAAAAAGGATAACATAATTGTGTTGTCTGATGATGTAAATGGTGATATTATAGAATTGTAGTATAGATATTAGTACGGAAATGTGCTGAAAAGTGCGTTTTTGACACCGCGTATAAATAATTGTACGGATTTTTTGTTGCAAGAATAATGCCAACACTCCCTTGTTGCAATGCACACCAGTCCTTGGTGTAATTATTATCCTACCATAATAAAAAATTTATGTCAACTGTTGACAGAACACTGTTGCTCTGGTATACTACCGGCCTCGGGACTTATGTCCGAAGTCGGCAAAACACAGCTGTTGACAGGATTAGGATGGTGTGCTAATATGATTCTAACAGGAGGGTGGTATGCAAAACTTTAGAATTATTGGATTGTCAATTGTCTATGATCACAGCGGTTCAACATTCACACTGGCAACATATTCCAGTCTGTTAGAGGCAAAAATGGTCTTGGAACAATTGTCATGCCCAGAGGGATATTATCGGCTCACAGGTGAAAAACCTTAAAAGTAAGACAGGTACTTGACAGCCTAATCCACATATGCTATACTACCACGGCTATCCACATGCCATAATCCACATACAGCAATCCACAATCCACATGCCACATACCACCTATCCTCCTAGTCCACATACCCCCCTCCCTTGACACAACACTGGCAATAGTGTAACATACAACACAACAGGAGAGTAACATGAAAACAGAAGCAGACTTTGACAAACGCTACACCTACGACACAACTGTTGCCAGCACAGAGTTTGACTCAGATTCTCAGGCAGGCATGCTGGAGACATATGGTGCTGATATAAAACTTGTGTTAGACATTGCCAACAAAACTCCGCTGCGGGTATGGACTATGGTTGACGGAGATGACGGGATGTATTTAATACAAGGCTATCATCTGGTCAACAGAATCTATTATGTCATCACAAACGAAGAGGCACAGTCAGAAGACGAAGAGTATCTGATCGACAGCTACGAGTCAGACGAAGACGATGACATCCCTCCAACAAGTTCATTCATTGATGAATAGCAATTCCCATGCCAACCCAAAGGTTTGCAAAAATCGTGCCAAAGTCGACCAGACTATGGCGCTATTTATAGTATAACAGAAAAAAAGAATTTTGTCAAGGGGTTGACAAAAAAAATTATTCGTGTTATACTTGCCAACTATATAATATCACACGCAAATTATAGCACACCAACTTATAGTATACCACAGATGCGTTTGATTGTCAAGCGTATAAGTAAAACGCTTGACATACTATAAGTTTTCGATTAGAATAATCGTAACGGAGGATAACATGACAAAATCACAAGATTGGTATTTTAGAGTAAACGAGTACTGCCAAACAATTTCAGAGACTTACAGTGTTCCTCTGATCAAAGTAGCGGGCATTATGTCAGCACTTTCACCAAACAACACTTTTGCTAGTAATGTCAAGAGCTTAGAAGCTTTCTTGCGAACCAAGGGCAATTGTAAGGTTAGCACTTACAATGGACAAAAAATTAAGGCATTGACAATTCTTAACTCTCCTGATACGATTACAATCGAGGAAGTTAAAAAGATCCTTGGCGGACTTTTAGGCATTTTGGTATCGAGGGAAGTCTTACTCCTAAAAGATACAAAGATGCGTCTAATAAAATCAAGAAGTTAGCTAAAGAGTTGAATTTATTACCGCATCAAGTACAGGCAAAATTATGGGTTGACATAAGAGGGGCGGCATGGTAATATAAGTTTAATAGGAGGGAATATGTTTAAAAATCTTTTAATTGATGCAGTTATTGAGCAAATTAAGCGTGATATTTTAGATGGTGAATTATTGTCACTTGAAAACTTACTTAATGACTTAAGCGAAAAACAACTAGGAAGTTTTCTTCCCGAAGAAAAATTAAATCAACTTCTAGGCAAGGAATAGGGAATTATGTACGAACCAAAATTTCTATCATGGTGTAAGTCTTACGAGCAGGAAGTATCAGAGATGCGGGAATTGATAGCACAGAATCCCGCCGATGTCAAGATGCTGAAAAAAGAGTATGAAGAATTGACAGGTAAAAAATACAGGGGTTGACAGCTCCTGTTTTTTCCTGTATACTGTTAACCTGTTGTTAACTTTGTTGTTAACCTGATGACCAGGGAGTATACCACAGACCACAGGATATGTCAAGCAAATTAAAAAGTTATTATGGGTATTGACAGAATCCTATTGCTGGTGTAAGATTAGGATAACAACGGAGGACAACATGGAAAAGCAACAAATTATAGAAAGACTGGTCAATATGTACTTCTTGATTCAAAAAGATGAGAAGCACTTTAAAGATGATGAGATATCATTGGTGGCATTACGTAACCAGAGATTTGGTGTCAGAATGTCAGCGGGGGCACTTGGTCTTTGGGATGAGGTGTGCGAAAAAATAGAACAAGAACGCTTGACACAGAATAAGTCTTAGGATACAATACCTATAACGGAGGGAACAATATGTATTCGACTGATGTGTATTCAATGCTTATGAAGATTTACAAAGACCATGACAATAAGGAGTCAATGCTGCGGATTGTAAAAAATTGCATAGAACTGCATTTAGAGAACTCTACGGAGATAGACTTTAATTCATTGTTGAAAAGAATAAAAGAAGTGCTTGACAAGCAATAACAAATAGGCTACAATAACAACAACGGAGGAACACAACATGGCAAAATTAGTAAACGAAGAGACAGGAATCGAGATTCAGATTGGCGACAAGGTAGTGAGTTTCAGGGGCGAAGAGTATATCCTGCAGAGCTTCAGAGAGCCGCACAAGCCGTCCAGTACGGGGAGGGTGTATGTGAAGCCTGCAAATGGCGAAGGAATGTCACGGGAGTTCTTCCCAAGCGTGGTGGGTGCGAAGATCATCGAACATCAGTTCGAGAGGTAAGAGAGGGGCGAAAGCCCCTTTCTCTTTTTTAGTCTAATAGTATACCATGACAATTATATTATGTCAACAGTTGACAAGACGCTGTTGTTGGTGTAGTATTACAGTAACGGAGGAAACAACATGAACTTAACAGCAGAACAAGAACAGGCACTTCAGAACTTGACCAAGGTATTCAGTTTAACAGCGTCCAAGACAGCGTTTAACAGATTCTTTCAGGATGAGCTTGCGGATCTGGAATCATTAAACCAGAGACAAGATGAGATCAACGACGAGATCAGAGATTTAATGCAATACTCTGACACAGGTGCTAAGAGTCTCGTTGATCTGGTTGATGAGTTTTCTAGCAATGAGAGAGAAATCAAAAGGATCAACAACAGGTTGCAAATGGCACAGGGTTTGCTAGTAGAGCTAGGAGTAACACTGGTGTAAGGGCGAAAGCCCTTTATATTATAGTATATCATAGCAGGATGATGTTGTCAAGCTGTAAATAATTTCATCCTGCCTATTGACTTATTGTAAGTTTTGTATTAGAATAAGTACAAGAACAACAACGGAGGAAATAATATGGGACGATACATTACAGGTGATTTTGATTATAAATTTGTGTTCGCTGATCAGACATCAAGCTTTGGCGAAGTATTAGAACAATTAGCACAGGACACAGACAACAGTGTAACAAGGTATATTTCCGATGCTGGCGAAATTGTTAGACTTTATTTAAGCGATCCTAAAGGGTTAGCGAAAAACATTAATGAATTTACCAAGGAATACAAACCTTTGACGGCTGAACAAGAAGAATTATGGAGCACTTTTAAATTAAAAATGGGCGACGAATACTGGGATATGTATATGATGAAACAATTTGCAGAGGAAATGGATTTAGAAAACAGGGAAGAGGGAGATTCATTGGAATTTGATGTTGAATATTAAGGGGCGTAAGCCCTTTATATTATAGTATATCAGATAGTTACAATTGTGTCAATAGCAAAATAATTATTCCATAGTGTTGACACAAGACAGATTTTTTGGTAAGATGATTGTAACAGGAGGGAACACATGAACACAGTACAACAGGTAGTTATTATGAGTGCAGAGCTATCGAGCCTAAATTCGGTAGAAAATGTTAGACGGACTCTACTTCTTAATGATATGATAGCAGAACTAAGACTTCCTTTCAAGCAGTCAATAGGAGTGTACAAGGGAAGCAAAGAACGCTCATTCGTGGTGGTGGTCAATGACCAAGCTGAAATTGACACACTAGCAGGATTTGCCTTTAAGTCATTCGGGCAGGAGAGCATTTTGCACCAAGATTCAAACCAATTGGCACGACTGGTTTACTCGGATGGCAAGATGGAAACACTAGGCAAGCTGGTGCAGGTGTCAAAAGAATTGGCAGAAACATTGGAAAATTATACAGTTATGGATGGAAAATTTTATACGACTACTCCTATCTAAAAAATAGGTTTAGACCTCCGTTGTTCAAGGAGCAGGTGTCATGTCCTGCTCCTTTCTTTTTAATATAATAGTATATCAGATTAAATTAGATAAGTCAATAGTTGACAGAAAATAATTATTCTGTTATACTACAACAAAAAAAAGAGAGGGGAGCAATGTCAACTCCCCCACTCCCTCGAAAGTCATTAATAACCTAAAGTCTTACCATCGCTGGTAATCCAATCTTATCATACTAACTTAATCCTGTCAAGCAAAAATAATTATCATAATTCTTGCGATATTGTGTTGACATAATGTAAGTCTTTTGATAGAATGATCGTAACGAAACAACAACGGAGGAAAAAATGGCTCACGAATTAGAAATCATCAACGGAAACGCATCAATGTTTTATCGTGGCGAATCACCTTGGCACCGCCTCGGGACTTTTATTCACCCTGATAAGAAACTTACATCAGAAGAGGCGATTGTCGCAGCTAACCTTAACTGGACAGTAGGAACGCAGCCGCTATTTTTAGCAGATGGCACCTTGGCACCGGCAAATGCCGTGGTAAGAAACGACAGCAATAAAGTGCTAGGCGTTGTCGGCAAGGACTATCAGCCGCTACAAAATAAAGATGCCTTTCGTTTCTTTGACACGTTTATCGAATCGAATCAAGCCCAGTATGAAACGGCAGGGGCATTAAGAGATGGCAAGCGTATTTGGGTACTTGCTAAAATTAACTCTGATCTTGACGTTGTAAAGGGAAATGACACGCTTGAGAGATATGTTATGTTATCGAATTCACACGATGGTACGACAGCCGTACGTGCAGGATTTACTAACATCCGAGTTGTATGTCAAAACACCTTGTCAATCGCTCATAGTTCAGCCGCTAGTAGATTGATCCGTGTAAGGCACGGTAAGAACGTCAAAGATAACGTTGAGAAGGTGGCAGAAATTATGAATCTTGCCAACCGTGAGTTTGAAGCTACGCTTGAGCAATATAAATTGTTAGCTAACCGACAAATTAACTCGACAGATCTTGAGAAATATGTTAAGATGGTTATGATCGGAGAGAAGAAAATGGAAGCTAACAAAGAGGCAGGGGCACGAATTCTTAACAGAATCATCCCATTGTTTGAAAAGGGGCGAGGAAACGATATGCCAGAAATTAAGGGCACAATGTGGGCGGCATATAATTCCATCTCAGAATACCTTCAATATGAGAAGGGGCAAGACGAGCAGATTAGAATGGATAGTCTCATGTTCGGACAATCCGCTGTAACTCTTGAGAACGCTCTGAAGATCGCAGTCAAGATGGCAGCATAATTGCAGGGGCATGATGCCCCTTGTTACTCCGAATAATGGCACAAGACTTGCAGGATGCAAACTTCGTGCCATATTTCTTTGCCCAGCCTAGTATACCACACAACATTTTTATTGTCAACAGTTGACAGAACAGAACTATTCTGTTATACTCAGCTATTCGGAAATTCCTAACAGTTGGCATGAAACTTGCATGGGTTGACAGAATCCTATTATAAGTGTAGTATTACAGTAACGGAGGAAACAATATGAGATTTAAATACGGCATGACAAAACTGGCATATAAAAAGAGTGTTATATCTTTTATGCGAAACTTAGGGTATTCAGATGATATTAAATTCATTCTTACAGCTATTAAGCAATACAATATGAACGGGTATAGGGTATTAGTTTTGGTAAAAGATTGACATAACATAAGTTTTGTAATACAATACTAATAACGGAGGAAACAACATGAGAACAAAAACTATTATCGTTTACGCTGATCCGTTTAAGGAAACTCATACCAATCGTTACTCAAAAATCAGGAACTACTATCACTATTCTAAGCCTAGAGTAGAGATTGCAAGAGTTGACGTAATAACTTTTTAATAGTACAATACTAATAACGGAGGATGCAACATGAATAAAAATGATTTAATTGATTTAGTAGTGCAGCAAATTAAAAGGGATATTCTGGACGGCGAAACACAGGCATTGGAACTTTTGCTTGATAATCTGGACGATAAAATACTAGAATCGTTTTTACCCGAAGGGCATATTGATTCTAGGTATTTAGATGATAATGCAGATTTATTTGACAACGAATAGTTTTTAGATTATAATACTAACAACGGAGGAAACATGGGAACAAGAACACTGGTACACATCAAAGACGGCAAGAAAACAATTGCAACAATTTATCGTCAGTATGACGGCTATCCCACGGGGATGGGGGATGATATTAAGGAAGCTTTAAACCTTGGTAATGTAACAATTCTCAACGGTTTTAACAGTCAAACATCTCCTTCACACTTCAATGGCATGGGATGCTTGACGGCTTTCCTGATCGGAGAGTTAAAGCAGAAGAAAATTGGTAATGTTTATATCTTCCCTGCTAATAGCAAGGACGTAGGAGAAGAGTTTACTTACACTTTATCAGAATCAAATGGTAAAGTCAAGCTGAAAGTGGTTGAAAATTATAAGAACAAGACTATTTTCAATGGACTACTGAAAGATTTTGACGGGGAGACAGTAGAAGGACTTGACAAAGAAGACGCTTCATAGTACAATCAAGAGGGGAGAAATCCCCTCTTTTCTTTTTAAAAGGATTTGACAAAATGGAAATAATAGAATATACTTGTCTTATAATAATTGCTTATGCAATCCTCATGCTGCTATTCATTAAGAATTAATCCACATACCATCTCTCTAGTATACCCTAGTCCACATACCATGTCAACCCCTTCCACATAATCCACATACCCCTTGACACAAATCCACATACATGGTACATTACTAATAACGGAGGAACACAACATGAACGCAACACAAATCGCACAGACAATCATCAACCAAATCAGAACACTTACACCAGGGCCAGTATTTTGGTCATGGGGGCCGAGTGCTTTCAGGGCAGTAAGGGAGAATCAGATCCAAGGCATTAACGAGAACTACCTTGGCGGCTTGCTCTTTTATGTCAGAGGAATGAAGCACAAGGGTCATGTGTTTGTATCTCTTGCCCTTAATGACACCTACACTGTTTCTATTGGTAACGTGGTGAAAGGACAGATGAAACTAAAGAAACAAGTCAATGAAGTTTATTTTGACCAGCTGGGCGAGATTATTGACGAACTCATCGAAAGGCAGGATGCCTACGCAAGCTAGTGAAAACGGCACGGGAATAGCAATAGCAAACCCCGTGCCAATTTTAGGCCATGCAAATCCCATGCCAAAATTCAGTGTCAAAAAATTTGACACTTTTTTTCGCTCCTTCTAGTATATCACAAAAAAAGTTTTTTACAAGTATTGACTAAAAAAATTATTCATGTTATACTCCGCAGGACTTTTTAAAAAAGCTGGAGTATAAACTAGAACTAGAACAAACACAAGAACTTTTTGATGCAAAAAAAACTTTTTATTCACTGCTTTTTTTTCTTGCAAACTATTTTAGTTCTGGTAAAATGACTGAGAGATTAACAACAACGGAGGACAACATGGAAAGAAAATTATCAATGCCAGAGATCGTAGGTCAAATGAGTGCTACTCAAACAATCATCGAAATTAGTATAAACTATTATAATCACAAAGTCAACACAATTTTTTGCCAATAATTTGTGGCAGTAAAATAGTTGAAAAAATCGCTTGCATTATTTTTCGTTTGGGCTTACAATGAATCAACACCAACACAACGGAGGAAAACATGAAAACATCATTCACACACAAAAGATTTGACGACAAGGTTCTTGTAACGCTTTTCGTAAACGGCAAGAAAGAGGGATCACTCTTTAAGATGCAAAAAGATGGCTTGTTTAGCCACTACGAAAACCTTAAGGATGCTGAGAAATCACTACTCCTAAACTACCAAGCAAGAATGGAGTTCGAGGCAATCGGGGACGAGGAGGAGGGCGAATAGCCCTTTTCCTTAATATATTAGTATATCATTTTATTAAAACAATTACAACAGGAAAAATAATTAAATTATCCTATTGACTAAAAAATAGTTCTGATATAGAATGATTTTAACGGAGGAACACAACATGGAAAACAGAACACCAGTAGAATTTAAATAGTGCAAAAGCCATGCCAAGTGCATGGCTTTTTTATATCCCGTAAAGTATATCATTTTATTAAAACAATTACAATAGGGAAAAATAAACTTATTTTTAGTTGACTTAAAATAAGGATAAGCGTACAATGAACACAACGGAGGAAACAAAATGCTGATAACAAACAAGGAAAAATTTATGTCAAACAAAGAAATTTCATTTATGCTTGAGCAATTACAAATTGCCCTTGAAAAGGGTGATTATTTTAGCACTTCTGTTTTAATCACAAGATTGAAGGGATTGGGTTATAAAATAGTTGAAGAAAATGCTTGTGCTGATGACCAGTCTGTAGTACAATAACATTAACGGAGGGAAATATGGAAAACTTAATTAGCAAAATCACAGAATTAGAGGTCTTGGCCTGTATTTACGCTGACCAATGGGGGCCAAATAGCTCAGAAGTTAAGGCAATTGACAGAAAAATTGCCGAACTAAACACAAAAATACTAGACCTAATGGTAGAGGAAGAAGGACAAGCAGGGTAAAACCTGCTTTATTCTATAGTATACCACAGCCAAATTTGTTGTCAACCACTAAAATAGTTGTTGCATTTAAAATAATTTCATATTATAATACTTGTAACGGAGGATGAAAATATGAAATATCTAATCATGCTACTATTAATCACAGGATGCGGCAAAAGTCTTGAGGACTTTATCAAGATAGGTCAACCCAAATTTAAAAAAGCCAAAACAAACCCTATCTTTGTACCATTCATTCAATCGTTTGAGTCTGAGTTCAATCGTGAGGTCAATGTTCCAATTGTTTTGGGCACGATTGAACAAAGATATGCAGGAGTATGCCTTGTCTATTCAAATGGATACAGGGAGATCCAAATAAACAAGGACTTATGGGGTGACTATAGCTACGAACAAAGGGAGCAATTAATTTATCATGAGCTTGGGCATTGTGTGTTCAATAAAGGACACGACAACACGACCAGAGACAATTGCCCTCACAGCATCATGCGTTCATATATGTTCAACGAGTACGAAATAAATGAATGTTATTTACCAGAGTACGAACACTATATGCACAACCTAGGGAGCTAATCCCTAATATAATAGTATACCATAGCCAAATTTGTTGTCAACACCTAAAATAATGTAAAATAACTCTTGCAATATGTATTCAGTGTGGTAATATCTTATCAACGGAGGATAACAACATGATGATGAAATGCGGATGCTCTCAAAATGGTTCAAGACAAAATAAGGACGGAACTTGGATTGAAGGATGCGTGATTCACAGCTGCTACGAGCCAATCGAAACCCCGTCACTGGAGAACAGAAAAGCTAAATGCAGCTATGGATGCAAAATAACGGAAAGTAAAACATCGCTGCCTTTTTTCAGACATCAACCCCAGAAAGAAATGGACTCATATTATTGTGGGTGCTGCGGATGGGATTAGGGAGCTAATCCCTAATATAATAGTATACCATAGCCAAATTTGTTGTCAACCATTATTTTTTCGCTTGACTTAGCTTCAGAATCTGTTATACTCCCACTCTCCCAAAAAAATGTTGGCATAAACTTTGCATACAAAAATAGTTGTTGCATTATTATAACTCTTTTAGTACAATGAATTAACAACAACAACGGAGGACATTATGTTTATAGCAGAAGGAAAAGATCAGACAAACCTATTCAGAATGAGAACACTCCTACTAGGACTTAGACTTGAAGTCAAGACAGGCATGAAGCTGACCAATCGTGCCCCATCGGCTTACTCGATCATCAAATCTGAGTATAAGCTGAAGGGAAATAAAGTCTCGGTTT